NACATCAAGCCTTCTCTCCAGGAGCACCCGTTGACGAATGACTTGGTTCCGGACTCTGCGATGTTTAATCAGCGAGTCTATCGCCTCAGAGCGATCCAGGTGGACGGGATCTGCAAGGAGCGAACGATTTTTCATAATTAGGACAGAAGCTCAGGGCAGACGAACACATAACTATCTAGTAGCTATCTACCCACCGCCCTGAGCTTTTCAATTCAGTTCACTAAGACGACACAGTAGCTTGTTTTTTACCCCAGGATCCGGGCTACTCCTCAGCTACTATGCGACAGATGCTGGAGGCCGTATTGATACTGGCATCGGTCCCGATAGTTATCTTCTGCGTACCGATCGTGATCCCATTAGTAGTCACCAGGGCGATCTGGGTGGTATCGTGATTCGAGATCGTGGTATGATTCGCATCCGGATCGGCTGAGTTCTTCATACTAATCACAAGATCGGTAATATTCCTGATAGTTACCACCCTTGGCGTAAAGTCCAGAGTGATATCAAATGCTACCCCCGTGCCGGTATATTGGCCCGAGTATCTCTTTAATACTCCACTTGACATTTTGCCACCTCCTCTCTTTCTAAAAGTTTTTTAGCCTATTCACGAAGTCTTGGATTTCCTTTTCTCGTTTAAGACAGCGTTGCTTTGCGATATTTGATGTGGACTGTTCCCACCAATCCGGTGCTGTTGGCGCCGGCAGTCCCGGTTACAAACTCGCTTGCAGCCCATTTCCGGATCTTCTTGCCATTCGCCCCGTTATCATTCGCCGAGTTGAAAATGTCAACCCCGGTCCCGATATCTATCCCGTCCAAAATGGTATCGCTACTGGTAGTGCCGTTTGCCGCTACCCCGCAATCAGCCGTGGCCGCCCCGGTAGCCTGGGTCGTAACATCCACAAAAGTGTCAAGAATGATAAGGGGCACGCCCAGAGGGTTCGCTATCGAAAACATCCCCCCAGCGGCCGGGGCTGCTTCGGCAACCAGATCGGCCTCCATCCAGGTGCCCTCCTCATCCAGTCTCGTAACAAGATCTGCCAGATCGTTCAGTAGGTCAACCAGGCTGACCGCCTGGTCCGGGGTGAGGCTGGCGCCCCCTGCGAAATAATTCGCCCCCAGCGGATAGCTAATGCTCAATGGTGACATTGTCTTACCTCCTTTCTTTTTATTGCTTCTCCACAACCTTTTGTTTAAAAGGTATTACCTCGCCAGATTCACCGACTTCAAATTCTCCCATTTTGTCGCCAACCAATCTCTTTATTTCCTCCATCTCTTTGTGAACTTGGTCTTTGAGTTCCCCGAGATCCATTCCGTCAAGGTCAATGTCGCCCAGCAGTTTAAGCTCGGCGGGCTTCTTATCGTAAACCCCCAGGGATTGACCGCGATCTATAATCTTGTCCAGGATATCGGATTTGGCTTTACACGCACCGATCGCAACCTGCCCCTGAACGGGCTTTGCCGCAATGGCTTTGGAGTGGATTGCATCAAGGTGCACGATTATCTTTTTCTGGCGTAGAAGATACTCAAGAAATATTTCAATCGGGGCTTGGCCGGTTATTTCACCGCCATCGATATCCGCTAATTTCTTTTTAAGTGTGGAAAGATTAATAGGCGAGAGGTCCAGCGCCATCATTATCTCATCGTCGGTATCATCGTTTGCGATGTGAACTCGGAGAGAAGCGAGAAGTGCGCTAAACTCCTCGGAGGGAAGCTGAGCAATATTCATAGACTAATCCCCGGGGTTTTCGATAAAATTGCGGATAGAAAGTTAAATATGATTTTAGCAGATAAAAGGAATAGAGGCAAGGACTATATTTGGAACTATTTTTTAGCTGAGTAGGAGAGTCATCTGGGCAAGTCGTTTATTAGCTATTTTAATATATTCAGGATTAAGCTCAAAGCCGATATATCTTCTTGAGTACTTGCGGGCCACTTTTGCCGTAGTCCCGGATCCCGAGAATGGGTCAAGGACAATACCACCTTCCCAGCCAGCACCACATTGGCAATCAGTCCAGCCTTTAGTAACGGGCCCCGGGGGAGACTCAATTCCAGCTTTTCGGTAAGCTTGCCGCTTACCAGCCAGCCTTCCCGCTGTGGTTGATTCATCATAAGGAGTATTACTTTTCTCCCTGCCAAAATCTGGAATTTCCGTTATTCTCTCCCTAATCTTCCCGCACTTCTTACATATCCATTGCGGACACCCTACCTTAATTGGTTTCACTAACAATGCTTCCGGGAAAGTTGCAAAGTGAGCTTCGGGGAAGGGCTGGGTGGTAATTTCAAAGAAGTCGCCAGGATTTTTGCCGGCAGGATTTAATTCTACTCTATTAACTTTTGCAGACCTCTCACCATTAATCCCAAATGACATTCCACTTCCTGTCCCAGGCGAACTTTCTACCCTATGAATTGAGCTCTCTTTGTGAGCCTCCCTCACCGCATCCAAGTCAAAGAAATACTTCTTCTCCTTCACAAAGAAAAATAAATACTCCCAGGTATTAGTAAACCTATCCTTTACACTTGAAGGCATCGGATTAGGCTTATGCCAACAAATTCTATTCCTTAATATCCAACCACTCTCTACCATTGCCAGGGCAAAGCGTTCGGGGATAAGGCAAAGGGATTTCTCCTTAACACCACTTCTACTCGTATCAGATCTCTGCGAATGGCTTTCAGATGGATTTGGTTTTTTACTTAATCCAGATAACTCGGGATTTCCTGCTGGCTTACTTGAATAAGTATCTGCTAAATTCACCCATATACTACCCGTAGATTTCAACACTCTCTTAGCCTCAGTAAATCCCCGCATAAGATGATTTATATACATAGAAGGATAGGGTTCCAAACCCAACTGACCTCGCCACGCTCCGCACTCAAGGCAGAAATTTCCTTGCTTAATTTCCCGGCCTTGCCTTTCGTTCTTATGGCTGCCAACCTGAGCACTTTCCGTGACGGATCCCCGGGTGCGTCTTTTTATATCCTCTCCCCACTTGTGCTCACACTCAGGATCGCCATCAAATACTATCGGTTTCAATTGATAATCTCTTAAGCCCCAGTAAGGAGGGGAGCAAATAACCATATCCACACTCTCATCTGGTAACTGCTTAAATCCCTCTACCCAATCAATACAATGAATCTTATTTATTTCAAGACCTACCATGGATCCCCCTTGTTTCCCATTTTTTCTTTTTTCTTCTCCTGATAACGGCGAACAGATTCCCTGGACATTCTTTTGATTTTAGGGGATGGATGTTTTAGGAGTTGCTCCCGCAGCGAGCGAGCGACTTTGTCCTTCTTTTTCTCCATGTAGATTATCTCTTCTTTCGGGGAGCCATATTATCCCCCTGGCCCTCGAGTCGTTCCGTTACTACACCAGCCCATACTTCAAGCTGTGCATTCCGTCTGCTTACCATATCTATGAGCACCCCTGACTGGTCGATATGCTCTCGGTAAACGCTCAGCACCCGATTATCATTCCAGTGTTGGTAAATCACACCAGCAACAAAGGATATCCAACTAAGTAGAAATATCAGAACCCAGGTCCAGGGTTTATCTTTCATCTTCTCCTCTTTTTTTAGAGAAAAAGTTCGGTTCATTGAGGTGCCGGAATCCTACAATCCTGCAATTTTTATTGAAGTCTGCTACGATTTGGCCGAATCCATCTTCGTTAATCCCGAATATGCCATTAAGAACGCCAAGTAACCCAACTTCAAATATCTCCGCCTCTTCTTTACCAATCCTGGTTCTCGTTCCATCCCTTTGCACTTGCACTGTAGGATGCTTGGCTAATGCTTCGTTGCATTCCACCCTTGATCCCACAAGCTTATTTATTGCATTGCCGTCAAGTTCTAATAACTTATTTAGGAAGTTTATTGCCCCGTGAACTGTTATCACCTTACGCCATTCAAATCTCTTTTCCATATTGTCTCCTTCCTAAAATAATACCCCCATAACCCCTGCTCTTTAAGTTCAAAAAATAGATAGATGATAAACATTGCTTGTTCAAGTCTCATGGGAATAGTTTCAACTGCTTGGTTTCTTCGGTTATCCTTGCCTCGGCTATCTTAATATATCCTTCATCTTGGTCAATGGCTATGTAGTCAAATCCTTCCCGGATTGCAGATATACAGCTTGAACCACTCCCCGCAAATGGGTCAATAGTTATTCCCTTCGATGGTGTAAATAATTTCTGTAAGTATCTGAACAAGGCAATAGGCTTAACCGTAGGGTGGTTATTACGAACACAGTTGACTTTAATCCCATTATCGTTTAAGTGAGTTTCGCTATTAAACTCACCACACTTTACGCAAGGCAATCTACCTTTTAAGCCCGCTTCCCGTTCACTTCGGGAGGCTTTGGGAATGTAACGGAAAAAGCGAGAAGCGATTCTCTACCTTTATTCCACGGAACAATTCCATCTCGATAACTTGCTTTATTCCCTTTTCTATAACTTGGTAAGATATCCCCACTCTCCTCATCCAGCATTCGGCAAGGGCAGTTGGGATCGGTGTGAATTGCTACAGAATCATTATAATCAACTGTTGGTCTTTCCATTCCTTTAAACTTACCATATATCCCATGAGTCCCCGGGGTTATATTTGCATGTATTTCTCTTCTTTCCCCAGCTTTCCCAAGTATCACCTTTTCGCAGGTACATTCCAATATCAGGTTAGCCGGCCAGCGACCTTGTTGGTGAGGGTCTTGTCTATCTCCTGCTCCCTCATTAAAAAATATCCCTTTTCCACAAATTTTAGATTTATTCCAATTCCCTTTATCAGACCTTAAATTAGGCTCTTTTCCTGAATAATCAATCCTCCCCCCGTCAATATTCACCGCCCCACAGCCCCATTTCTCAAGATTATGGCAATAGTTTTTATCAAGGGGTTTCTGAGCTAACACGATAAACTCAAAGGCGGGCTTGAGGGCGGTTCCCCAGCCCTCCCATTTTGATTGCCCTTTGCTTGATTTTACTTTTCCACCTTCTTTCATAATACTATCTGGCCTTATAACTTGACTTTCTCTGCTTTGATTACAAGAACCGCTTTTATTAGGAATGCCCCAACAGTCACTATCAGGATAAGCAATATTTCGATAAAACTCCTTCCTTTTATTACCATGAATTTGATCCCACTTTTTACCTATATTCAGATTCTTAGGGAAGCCACTACCATACATCCATGCAATCTTATCCCTAATTACAAACCCTACATCCTCTATCCCACAGGCTAATCTATGCTCAGTACGAGTGCCCCCGAAGGCTAATAGATAAGCACCAGGTTTTAATATGCGGTATAGCTCGGTAGCCCATTGAGTTGTCCATTGCTGATAAGATAATCCTGCTTTATATTCGTTAATGTTTACACTACGGCAAGAAGGATAATCCAACTGCCTTTTATCTATTAACCGATTAGGCTTATCCCAGTCCTTCCCCATAAACTCCAAGCCATAGGGCGGATCGGTTATACAGGAATCAATGGAATTATCAGGTATTTCCTTCATAACCTCCAGACAATCGCCGCAGATGACTTTATTTATCCAGTCATTCAATCCTTTTTTGTCTCCGTTGGTATTTTCTCATCTCCTCTAAATTCTTCTTGCAAGTTTTACACCTGCCCCAATGTGCAATTAGTTCGTCCGCTGTCAATTCCTTGCCTTGTTTGTTTACTTTCTCAAGATAAGAACATTTCATTTTTAACCCCTTTCAACTCTCCTCCTCAGATTCTCCAGCATACTTACTGCCTCCCTGCCCCTTTGGCGGTGCAGGCCTTGGTGTGGTCGGGGCTAAGTTGATCCCGCCTTTCTTGACCATACCTTCCTGGATCGGGATAACCTTTACGTACTCTGGTGTAGGCACTTTACCCTGACGTTTATATTTCCCAACCCGAACTTCGATGATTTCAGTCTTGATACCTAAACCAACTACCTCCTCTGCAATGCCAGCAGCTTGAATCCTACCGAATCGAGTTGCGGAGACAGGATCGGTGGTCATCTCGGGAGTATCGTTTTCAATCCTGACTAAATACCCATTTCCACTTTTAATGATATACCTTTTCACCCGATCTTCATCTGTCCTGTCGTCCTCCGCAACCGCCGTTCGACATTGGTCATGAACAGCCATCAACTTCCGGCGGCAGCGGACTATCCTGAACCACGCAACCCAAGCCCCCAGCCTTATGATCCACCCTGCTATCTTCGCCCTTAACTTAAAACCCGAGAACCCTTGTAGCTTAACCCTCAGCCTGACTTCCTGAGCTAGCAGCTTCATATCCCAGACGCCTTTCATGGTTTCCCCCTTTCTTATTCCCCAGTATAAAACTTTTATTCCCGCTCGCACTATTTCCCCAGTGTATTTCCCCCTCCGGAAAATCTGTTCACCGAGGAAGATACGGCCGTCTTCTCTATCGACCCCGATGAAGTACCCACCGGGCAGCTCGATTGCTATTTCATACCATGCTTCCAATTTGATTTATCCTCCTTTCCGGATTCGTATTGCGCATCGAATTCTCCAAGATATTTTTCTTTGAAACTCTCTTCTGTCGAACTTTTTTCTTTCTCCCACCAATCTGGCCACTTTAATTTCTGTCGGTCCTGGAAATTAACTTCCTTATCCTTTAATTTCTTGATCCGTTTTTCAGCATTCATATCAATGTCCCTTTCCAACTGCACACGTGTGCAATAATTAAATCCCTATCTCACACCGCCGATCAGCATAGCCGTCTCCCGCCTTAACTACTCCATGCTTTCTTAAGATAATCCACACTCGCTGGACACTTATCCCGAACGGGATTGCAATATTCCCCGGCGCCTTCTTTTCGTCTTTGTATCTACTGACTATCTTGAGCTCCTGCTCCAGGGTTAGTTTGATATGGTGTGCCATCTCGCACCCGCTACTATCAAATCTCCCATTCTCATGGCAAGGCTCTTGCCCCCGACATTTCTGTCCTCTGCTGGTTGAAGTTCCATCACCTTACCTGCGCCATGACAATATTCGCAATCATCTTCCATCAGCAAGTGCCCGGACTGGCTTCTTGGTGCAGGGTTATGAAAAGCTGTTCTCCTCTCACCAACGCCAACAATTGACAATTCACGGGGATCGAAAGTGTTTAATTCCTTCCCCGTTCCCTCACATCTACAGCAAGATACGATTTTTATATCCATTGTACCCTCCTATGCTTGTTTTCTGCTCCCCCTACACGCATCCCCAGAAAGTTTAACCAGTTGGATCTATGACTAAAACATCTTCTTTAATCATTGTGCCCATTAGCATCACCTCCTTCAGACAGTTTCACGTGAAACACTTTCTATCCCATCCGCGCCCGGACGTGCCTAAAATATTTCCGCAGGGCAAACTCAACAAGTTTCCCCGGACTCGTGCAATGAACTTTAGCATGTTTTTCGACTGTCCGAGCTAACGCATCAGGAACCCGCGCCGCGATCATGCGAGTAGTATTAGCCCTTTTTCTCTCACAAAATCCCCTCCGGCCCCGATGCCGGAAGGTATTTCTCAACCAATCTGAAAACAACCAATCACGTTTCATTAATTACCTCCCTCTCCTTTCATATTCCCTTAATCTGGCTTCTATCAATTTATGATCCCAGTGAGCTGGCGGGTCCAGCAGAAGACACCTATTAGGACTCGCCATGCCTCCCGGTAATGTTGAACTCGATACGTCAAGCGGACATTTGAGACAATACTTAAATTGCTCACAGAACCCACTCAATATCCCGGCAGCTTCCTGGGCCTGGGTTATAGTTATCTTCTCTTCCACAATATACTCCTATCTCAGCCTCTACTCATACTCCTCCGGCCTATACGGGATACATTGTAGATCATCGGGCCCATCATCTCCATAGGTTTTAAGTAAGTGTTTAAGGCCACAATCACAACACTCAAACCCAAATCCACCATATCTCAGGTGCACCTGCCCACGCAATATCCGGTTGGCCTCAGCCCTATCATAGCGTTCTACAACGCTATCCCAATAGATTTTGAGGCACCACCAGTCCCGGAGCTTCCCGAGCCGGATTATCAGCCAAGTGAGAACTTCGTAGATCACGTCAATCCCTCCCTGTCCTTTTGCGCCCTATTAATAACCTTACTCGCGATCATCGCTAAAATCGCCATGGCTTCTATCAAGGTCATTTCATTCATGATTTCACCCCCTTCTTGGTTTTTTTACTTACTATTCCCCGGGCTCATGCCCTCGCTCGGAGATGGAGTCGGGGGCGGCTTACTATCAGCCACAACCTCTCCAGCCTCACACTCCAGAATCATCGTGCGGCCTATGTCGGCCGCAGCCTGTAGACGGTTCTTCAGTTCCCACAGCTGGCTTTTATAATCTGTGTTATTTAGAGTTCTGATGAATCTTGCAAGCCTGTTCTCAAGATTCATTATCTCTTCACACACCTTACCAGCTTGAACATCTACAGAATTAACCATTACCTCCAGAGCTTCCTTACGCTCCATTTTTTTCACCTCCTTTTTTCTTATCTTCTCTATCGCTTTGCCTATCGTCCTGAGCGGGTGCCGTCCATTCCGTCCCTTTTCGTTAATATCCACTTCCCGCCTACGGCGACCCCATTCATCATATTTCTCATCTAACCACACCAAAACATCTTCAGCTATAACTTCCTTCCAAATTTCCGCCATTATCTCAAAGACGCTCTTTTTCTGTTTCATCTATAATCCTCCTCCCCTACCGCCTTCAGCCACTCGGGGTTTATCCGTTTCCCAATTCTATAACTCGCCCGGATCATCAACGCTATCACCACCTCCAGATCCCCGGCACACTCGCTGAACTTCACCCAGCCCCGCGGGGACCAGTGGCAGTGATTCAATTCGTTCACATGCTCCACGACCCCGTGAACTTCCCTCTCCGCCACCAATTTCCTCCCGATACATTCCATGCTCTTCCCATACCGGAATTGAGTCCCACCCCAGTTGTGAATCACAAATTGACATTCCCCATCCGGACAGCAACTTGGTTTATCCATATTACCTCCTTTCAATCCGATATCCCGAACTTAATCTTCAAGCACCGCACAGCTTCTTGAATATTCTCCTTCTCTGCATTCCAGTAAACTTCCATATCGCATTCCCCGAGATAGAACCGCTCCTCGATTTCATTCAACATCCGATCGACTCTCTTTATCTCCTTCTCCGCACAGGATGTCAGAATCTCTACAATCTCCTTATTTTTCATAATTCCATCTCCTCCTTACACTTCGGATATAGTATCAATGGAACTCACACTCACCATAATTATTTCGTCGCCCTCCCCTATCAGTTTCATCCAGTGGTCTCCAGCTGAAAAGTATCGCCCCCTAACTTTTAATCCAGACCTAAGCTTTACTTCAACTAAAGGCTTCTCCCTGTCTTCCCTTGAATACTCAAGTTCAATCTGATGTGCTTTCTGCATGTCCTTTCCAGCTATCAGACTCAATGCCGTCAATAAATCCTCATCATACTTACTCATTTTAATCACCCCCTCAATTTCAGCATTATTGTCGGTGAACGCATTCCCTTTAATATCGTGCTGTTCAGATCCAATTCTTACAAGTATCTTCTTAATCACTTCCCCCTACCCTTCTTTCTCCCGAACGGTTCATATGTCCTTCCCCCGTCCATCAAATATTTTCCACGCAATCTATCCCTACGACTTACACGCCGCAATTATCTCAATCACTATGACCGCTATTATCATCCCCAATATTATTTTTCCTATCGTCATCAAAAACCCCCCTTTCAATTCCTGACTATATCCCCTATAACTTTAATCGTAGCTTGAATAATGGCACCTACAACTAATGCTCCCAACATACCCACCCCCCACTTCCAACCAAACTTTATCCAGACCAAAACTATCATAAACATTATCGGTAAGAACATTAAGCTACCCTCCCTTCAATTTAAAATAGCTTTCTTATTTCTATTTAGAACATTTTCGTCATTGACTCATATCCCTCCCTCATCGTCTCCATATAACTCTTATCGTTCCGCAAATATATAATCGCCCCAGTAATCCCCCATAGTGGTATTAATATCCACCAGATGACGATCCAAATTACTCGCCTCGCCTTTAGATTTTTCAATTTCTCCTCCTTTTTGTTATTATTTTCCTTTTAATTTGGTGGTCGTTTCAAAAAGTCGTCGCTATCCATGCGCACCTTGCCGTAGTCATTTCTCTGTCTGGTGGCCTGAAATATCGGGCAGTGGGGGTTCGGCAGAATCATTCTGTCTCCTCCCGCCCTCTAAACACCTTCCGCCTATTGTAGTATCGATTTAACTCCCGGTCCTGGGGCTTTATCCTTCTCCTTATTCTAAGGCTATTATACTGGGCTTTAATTCGATAGCTACATTCAAGACAATCCTCCCGACCAGATTTAACAAATGAAACGCATCTCTCAACCGCGAGATCCCCTTGTCTATTCGGGCACCAGATTATCCGGGTGATCCCCTCGATGACTTCCTTCGCTATAACCCTCATTCATTACCACTTATCCAGTATGATATATAATTATACTTAATTAAGCCCCCTCAACACGTCTGATAATATCTAAATATGTAAACCATTGAAATCTCTAAAACTCTTTAATATCAATGCCTTATAGAATACACCTTAATTATCAATTAAAACGGTAGTGGTCTGGGAGTCGATGGTATGTAGGATCATGCCTCTTAACACCTTGATATATAAAGGTCTTTTGCCATACCACCATTCTATTAATATCTTCATCACTGGGCCACCTTAATTGAACCATACCACTTTTTAATTATTCTCCTATCCCACAGACCATTAAACCCCCCGATTTTACCCCACTTTCCCCACCCAGGGAAAGGCGAGGGTTCCCGGGGCCGGGGTGTGACCCCGGCCAGGTAGATAGCCGGCGATCTCTCCGACCATTCAACCAACTCTCCATCAACCCGCCTTTGGCCACCGACAGCCCTTTCTGGTATCTCAAGCCCCATGTGGGCTCAGTGTGTGCATAGAGCTAACGATTTCTTGCTCCGGGTTAGGTCTCCGGCCTCCTATGATGTGCACGCTCCGAGGAGAATAAGAGTATAGAATATTAGACCCCATCTTTTCATATCTCTGTCCCTAACCATGCTTGCTTAGGTTAGTCAACATCCTTTTGCACACCGTGTGCAGGCTACTTTCTACTCTCGACCTGATATCAGCTTTCCATACTTCTCAAGTTTTTCCAGCCACCATTTACCTTTTGGATGTTTGTTGTCGGCAGCTAGTCTCAATATATCCAAAGCAAATTGGACATCTTCCCCTGCGTCCCATGGCTCCTTCTTCACCAATCTCTCTATCACCCTCTCAATCTCATACCATCCACTACGTTCATCCAATTTAAGTATATTCCTTATACTCTCTTCCCGTTCCTTGAGTGCTTTATAAGCTGTGCGATGATCCTCTAATATCCTACGAAACTCGGAAGGCAATCTTTTAGCTCTCTGTTCAAGGTCAACATTCTCCTCGAAAACAACCCGTTCACTCAACCGCCGAACCCTGGTCTGACTTTCTTTCAGTGCGAACATAATACTCATCCAGTCAATCTGATCCAGGTTACCTTCCCACCGCCTTGACGCCTTTACAATCGACCAAGACTTCTTATCCTTATTATAAACGGTTAATCCCGCCCCTTCGGGTATTTCCTCCTTCTTCAGCACCCCCACCGGGCAAGCAAAATAGAACCGATGACATATATTGAAATATTGTCTATATTTCCCTTTCCCAACATCTTGCATAAAGTCCCGTCTTGTTGCCTTTACCTCGTAAATAGTTATGTCTGGCTTGGTATATGATTTCTTTATCATCATCACGTCCGGGATTGGAATAGAACTCTGCAACCACCTGCTCCCAATTCCAACATTGGATATCACCATCCTCGCGTCAAACTCCCGGCAGCGGTCAGCGAGATCACTCACTAACTCATGATGAGACATCTCTTCCATCGTCTACTCCTTTCTCCTGCACACGTGTGCAACCTTAGTAAGGTTCCCAATCGTCATATCCCTCTACTTCGTGATGATAGGCATCCCTGGTGTGCCTTCTGTCGTGTGTTTGAGTAATTGCACTACCATTCCAATCCCTAATCACCCATCCGTCGCGGTGGATTCTTTTCGCTTTTTTACTTTCACTCTTTAGGCACGCCTCTTGCCAGTGCATCTTCACCTCCTAATTAATGCACACGTGTGCAGAGTTTTACAAATCCTCTACCTCAACCAGAGTAAACCCGGCCCGGCCAGCTACCTTTAATGATTCAAATAGCCTATGGTATTCACCGTCTTCCCTTGAACAGATCTGTCCGTCATTAAACTCAAAGAGACCTGTCCATAATTTGTTCTTCTTATTATCTCTCATTGTTATCCGTCTCCGGGGAGCTCCCTCGACTTTAGCCTCCGCTATATCCCACAATTCCTTTATTGTGTAGCCCCCGAGGAGAGTCGAGCCGAGGTCGATTAAGTCCGCAATACGCTCAGCGATTTCATTTATATCTGTCTTGACGGGATCTATTGACAGCATCGCTGCCCTACTCTCACAATCCAATATCCAATCCCTGGGCCACCCATCGTCGTCAAAATGACCGATCTTTAATATCACGGCCTTCTCTTGTCTTGCTTCCTCCTTATTCAGCCAGAGGCATTGTTCCGCATGGGTAAGTAGATTTTCTATCGCCTCTACATCATACTCATCAAGCTTATGCTTTTCAGGATAAGCCAATATAAGACCTACATACTCCCTGATTATTTTAATTGGCATTCCGTTAATACTTGGCTGATTGTCCTTATTACCCATTACTTGCCTCCTACCTTATCTGTCCAGGTTTTACGAATATATATCCCTTCCTCTGATAGCAACTCGGGTACCTCTCGGCCTTTTGTGTCCACGGCGGCCTCTCTATCGTTATATCCCCGCACTTATCACATTTCCATCGTGTTGTCATCGTCACACCTCCTTGTCAAGCTGTCTTAGCTCCTCGCTCAATTCCTGGAGTTTCTTCAAGGCGGTATTATTTCCCACCCGACCGGGATTACTACTTAATTCGTAAAATATCTTTATAAGGGATTCAATCATCATGCCCTGATGTGCCGTGTAAACCTTCAGTAGATCAACCTCTCGCCTCAGCTTCTTAGTCTCCCAAACGGCTATGCTTGATTCCCAGAGCACCTCTGGGGATCCCGTGCCGGTAAGATCCATCACCGGGATCCAGTTATTTAAATTGATAAGAGTTCCCAGGGGTGCATCCTTTACTTCCTCTCCCTCCGGATCTATTAACGCATAGGTTCCGTCGCTGAACCCTTTCCACCATCCTCTACCCTCCGGGTCCTTCATTATCGCCCGCCCCTGCGGGCTCGCCTCAACCGCTTCTAACATTTTCATGTTTAGCCCTCCTTTTTTTCTGTATTGCGATTTTACTACCTCCCTTAACGGTTCTACAGAATGAGACCCAGCTTATTGAACTTCCCGCATTCATCCGGGTTCGTGCTCTCCTTAAATATAGCTACTATCGGCCCATAGCCTTCTTGTCCTTTTCCGAATAATCCATTAAGGACCCCGAGAAACCCGAAGGCGTAACTGTCTTTGTTCTTGTCGCCCGGGATCCTCATGACCTGGACAGTATCATGATCCCCCATTGCCTTGTTACACGGGACTCGATTTAATACCAATTTCTCCATACCTTCCCGATCTAAGTTAATGAGCTTATTCAGAAAATCTATGGTTTCATCAACGCTTATGGTTTCCTTGATCATTTTCCTTTCCTCCCTTCACTCTTTTTTGCCGTGCACACGGTGTGCATGGGGATCTAATTTGTCTTTAGGTTCGACTGACTGACTTATCATATCGGGCCTTCTCTGCATTGAGCAGTCCCAGTCTATCGTTAGTCTGCTTATAGTCTCCCCGTGTCTCTCTACCCACTTGAATAACGCGGTCCGGACTTCCGCCCTGATCATGCAGACCTCGCTCATCTCGCACACGCACTTTATTTTTACATCGTTAGGGGTCATCGTTGGGTTTCTCCTCCTATCGGCACAACATCCAAAACGGTTTCCTTGTTTGGCCATTGCCCTCTCTTTAACTTTCCCTTCCTCGCTACAGAACTCCAGTATTTTATAACTCCCTCATGCGCAAGTATCATACTTGTTAGAGTTGGGGACCCATCAGCACCCCACCCTCGATGCTTCCTATAACATCTAACGGCCCTCGCCTTTAAACAACCATCAGATATGCCAGTCGCAACCTCTACCCCGATATAATCGTCTGGATTAAAATCAGGTTTAACAGCTTCAATAGTTCTCCCATCAATCTTAAACGGTAGCATAAACAAAACCGAACCAGCCCCCACGATATTCACTCTCTTCCCATCAATCTCTATCTTCACGCCTTCGTCAGTTTCTATTATCATTGTGTTTCTCCTTTCTTCCAATGTCCTGCTCTACTAATAAGCCTTAGCTGGCGGGCTTTCTTCCATACCTGATATCCGCTTTTCAGGTATTGCACCCGGGCCAATCCCCCATATCTCTCGACAACCTCCGCCCTTATCTTCTTCATCACCACTAGGTCGCCTATCCCTAACTTTTTAAAGTCTTTTAGGTTCATCGGTGCTCCCCCTCCTATACCCTCGGATGATATTGATTATATAGAACCCTGAGCCTCTCTCTACTTACGTGAGTATAGATCTGGGTCGTTGCAATCTCACTATGTCCGAGCATCTCCTGAATAGCCCGAAGGTTAGCCCCATGATCAAGCAGATGAGTAGCGAATGAATGGCGTAGGATATGGGGACTAATATCCTGGATCCCGGCCGCCTGACCATATCGTTTGATTATCTTCCAAACCCCCTGCCGGCTTAAACCACTCCCCGCATAGTTCAGGAAAAGCATCTCACAGTCCCCGTTTCCGAGTAACTCGCCCCGGGCCGAACCAAGATATTTCTCAAGCTCATTTAGAGCTACTTCCCCTAGGGGGACTATCCGGTCCTTAGATCCCTTCCCCGTAACTCTAACCTTTCTTGCCCTACAGTCAACATCTCCTATCCTCAGTAAGATCAATTCAGTTACCCTCAGCCCCGATCCGTAAAGGACTTCCAAGATTGCCCTGTCCCTCTGGCCAGTAGCCCCCCCGTTGGGCTGATTTAATAACAACCTTACTTCCTTCTCGGTTAGGGCCCGGGGAAGCCTCCGGGGGGTCTTCCTTCTGCTGAAATAAATCATAGCGGGGTGGTCTCCTTTCTATTTGCACACCGTGTGCAAAGTTACCGGCCTCCGCCTCCTCCTTCGAGAAGACAATATCTAAAAGGGGGTTATCTCTAATTACTCCTCCCTTGGCTTCCAATAAATATTGAGACGGTTCCAATTACACTCCAAGGCTGACTTCCATTTAATTACTATCCCTCTACCTTTTCGGACATTACCTCTATTATTTTATTGACGTCCAGGGAGTGAGCGTACCAGATAGCGGCCGCCAGGGCATCCGCACAATGAGAACTCACCCCTCTTCGATTCTCCTGTAACGATTTCCATCTTTCAATACCCAGAATTCGACGCACCATATCCCTGACCTGCGCCTTGGTCGCGTTCCTCTGCCCAGTCACCGCTTTCTTGATCTCACAGGGCGGGGCGATCGCCATCTCCGGCCTTAGACCAACTGTATATATCGCATCGGTGATTATTCCCACTATGCTGCCCATCATAATGTCCTGCATTGCCGGAACCCGGCGATAGGCCCTCCTTCCCGGACTGGCTACAAAGTCCTCTACTGCGCAGGCAGCCGGAGAACGATAACGCACTATCTCCTTCACCCCAACGGATAGAAGCGTACGGGCATGTCCTGGGACTCCCGATAACCTAATTTCCCCATAATCAAGGCACTTTAGGACAGAACCGTCCTTCTCTATAACTCCCCAGCCGGTTACCCTCGAGCCGGGATCAAAACCGAGTATTGTTATTGCCATGATGGACCTCCTTCTACATCTTGTATCCCAATCCCAACTCCAGCTGCTCGGGATCCGGAATCGGCCGCTTACTTACTAATGCAAATTCTATCCGCCATATCAGATCGTCCTCGCTCGAACCCGGGTATGCCTTAAGCCATGCCTCAATAAATGCCTCTCTGTTCTCCCACAGCCCACCTTCCTTGATAACTTCTTCCTCGGTTATCTCTTTTAGCTGTTCTCGCCTTACTGAGACTATTTGGATCAAGGCTATCTGCTTCCCGCCCCTGTGTGGTAGTTTGTCCCAGGCCTGGACAAGCTCGCCCGGGACTAACCTACAGTCCTTCCAGTTTCGGCGGGTAATGGTCTTTAGATCGTCTAAGAGAGCTTGAGCCGTCCAGGCAAAGGATACGATTCTCATTGCTCTCCCAGCCTATCTAATCGTTCTTGTAATTCGAGGTTCTCCTTATGTACTCGCCTCGAGGTTTCCCTTTCGTCTATTAATTTATTCTTTAATTTATAATTCTCTTTTGAGAGTTTATCGTTCCTACACCAAGGACAATATGGCCCTCTCCATGTCTCTATTTTAAAGTCTTTATGTTTACACATATCAACCCCCCTCCCCCTCCAGTTCCTCCGCCAAAATAAGGTGATCGGTAATGTCTCTAAATAGCAGATCTAACCAACTATTACGAAGATTAAAAGAATCGAAATTAATAGGGTAAAAGACGGCCGTTCTGGATTCTGGACGATCGTTTCCATCACCAAGACATCTTAAACAAATCCCGCAGTCATTCTCTGGATGTGATTTGTTTACTTCTTCCCACTCACTCCCACAAAATATGCACGTCCTTGTCATTCCCCTCCCTCAGCATGGCTCTCCACCGTGTTAAACCTATATCCGCAACCAAGGCATTTACGCCGCCGTCGAATAGTATTGTTTCCTCTGAGCTTCTTAGGGAGTCTCCTATATTTATATTTTTTTCTGTCGTCGGTATTGCAAATATATATGACGGTTGTATCGCTATCGCTGCAATATGGACACTTCATTTTCACCATTCCCCGACTATTACGAAGAAAATTAGGAGAATTACCAGAATAATCCCCCCACCGATTAGATAGATAGTTAAAATTCGATCCCACATTGATTTAATCCTCCCTTTCCCCAAGCCCCGAAAATCCTGAAACTCTCAGCTATCTCCGGGTGCTGATACATATAGTTTTCCGCATCGTAGGCTTCTCTCTCCAGGCCGATCATGGCGTAAGCCCCCTTAATATCAAAGCCGTGGCCACTGCGCCAGATCTTATAGAACTCCCTGAAAAATTGACCGAAGTAGATTGAAACAAACCTGACCAAGCCATTCTTTTTAAACTGCTTGATATGGATTAGCTCATGGACGATAAGTGGCAGATAGTCCCGGATTTTCTCGGCCATATCCGGGGATGGGGTATAGAAATATATATTATTCCCGATGGTTGTTGCGGTTGCACCTATAAGCATCCCAGTAACCCTGCGCAGGAGATTCCAAACCAACCCGCCGAAGATTAGGTAAACCTCGGCTATGGTCCCGGGTGATAGATCGAAGTGCGGGACATTATCATCCTTCAGACGATGTATCCTCGGAATTAAGTTAACCAGTTTTATCTTCTTCATCCTTGATCCTTTCTAACCATTTGTTATACCCACACTTTAAGATTGTCAATGAGCTCAACTTCCTTTCAGATTCTTTTTCACCATACCAGGGATATCCCTTACACATATCCGGTTTTATGGAGTTGATATCACATAGATTCCCTTTAGTCAGATGAATGCAGCGATACAAATACCTTCCATACCTTCTTCTCCCTAAATATCTTAACATTGGATACAGTAACCATATATCCATGAGTATATCTGGTTCTTTTTTCTTCCGTAGCCTCCAGTCAAGATAGTATTCCTTTAACCTTTTTGGGCTATGCTCAATCGGGATCTCCTTACAGCATTTCCCGCATTTTAAACACTTCTTCATTTACTCCTCCGTGCACGCGTGTGCACGTGTTGCAAGCCCATTACTTCTCCAGCTTAAAATCAGGCTCCCGATCAAGCAGAAACCTTATAGCCTCAGCCTGGTCATGGAGCGCATCAATAAACCTGCCGTAAACCTGATGCTCCATCTGACTCTTGGCTATAAACTGCTTAAACTCTACGAATTTATCATCCTGTTCAATCAGCGCCTTGATCTTCCATTCCGACAACTTCGGGTCCTGGGTAAGTAAGTTATTTATCACTTTCGCCCGCCACTGCCTATATTCAGCATCGGCCACGATCTGATTGTATAGCTCCTCGCCTTCCCTCTTCGCCCAATCCGCCTGCATACTTGCGTTTAGGGCTAACTGTTCTTTTGCCTCACTCTCGCTCCCGGCACACTTCAGTTGCTCCAGAATAACACCAAAGTCTTTTTTAAGATTCACTAGCAACAATAACGGGTCCATGGCTACCTCCTTTTGGTTATGGGATATCTTACTCCTCCCCCCATTAAAATAAATTTTCCCTTCCTACCCCTTCGCGATTTCTGGGGCCTCCAGCACCTTCTCGATGAGATCCATTAATCCTTGATCTGACTCAGCATCAAGAGACTGAAATATACAATCTCTCTCATAACGACATTTCTTACAATCTGTATAATGTTCATCAAAGTTATAATACTTCTTACACTCCTCCCTCACCTTCTGGAGAAAGGAGAGGTTGGCTTGCTTTTCGCAGGTTTCCTTATTTGTTATAACCATGAGATGGTGACCACATTTACAGCTATTGGTAATCTTGCAAATTACCTTTACGTTCTCGCCCCACCCACTTCGCTCCTTAGCAGCTTGAATTACAAGTTTAAAGGCTTCCCGCTGATTCCTTGTCCATCCCCCAGTTTTTAATATTTCCTCTACTTTCCCAATATTTTCCCTTAATTCTTCGGTTGTTTTCTTTAGACCTTTACTCATTCCTTTCCTCCTTCCTTCTTGTGTGGTAAGTAAGCTGTATTTGGGCCATAAACTATGGGTAGCGATTCTAATCTTTTAATCTTGTTTTCCAATTTCTCTATTCTTTCGTCAAACTTTTTTAAATCCCTCTCCGCCGCCTCAATCACGAGGCGGAGGGCTTCCCGTTCGTCCGTGTTGAACCAATACAGAGGGTTCGGTATCTTTTCCTCCACATAAGAGGTAACCTCTTTAACCATCTCAATCGCCTTTTCCAGTTTCATCACTCTTCTCCCTCCTTTCCTCTTCCTCCCGTTTCCTCTTCCTCCCGTTCTCTTTCCTGTTCTTGCATTTCTTCTTCCTCGAGGCGTTGTTTATAATACCCATCCCTACCATATTCGGGATCGCCGTAACACATTGAACAAACTCCCCCCTGCCCTTCAGGGACAGGAAGGCCACAACTTGAACAGTAATTCATCACTCCCCCTCGGTTAGCATTTCTAATATATCCTCCCAAGCGTCTATTCTGCCATCGATGAAACTAACTTGCCCGGGAGTACTGGATGTGCTTTTAATTGAATCCTCTAACCACCCCACCACTTCCTCAACCAGCTTGAGGTTCTTGTGAGCAATAGCAATAGCTTCCCAAGCGGGGAATTCGTTTGCTTCCAAACAATGATCCAGTTCCTCAATCGCTTCCTTCCTATCCATGGGCGGCCTCCTCGGTTAGCATCTCAATAATAAGTTCAAGCTCGGCTTTCATTTCTAAATTTTCAGTCTCCTCAAATCTCTCCTTCAACTTCCTCACCACTTCCTCCACCTTCCTACAGCTTGGGCACTCTTTGGCGTGGGAGAGGAGAAAACCGATAGTAATAGCATCCTCCTTGTTGCCTTGTTTCATCCACATTCTATATAAATCATTTGCTTTATCTATTGCTTCTTCAAGATTTTTAGGATAATAATCACTTAAATCTTTTAGAGAATTTATTTCATTTCTAAATTTTTGCCACGGCTCCCAAAAGATCCTCAGATACCAGTATTCAATCCGCTCCCAGAAAGTAGTCTTGAAGGCATGTTCTAAGCCACACCTCCAGATATATTTATTAATTATCTGTTGCATTGCTTCGGCCTTAATGGTTTGCCCTATTTCCTTATTAAAGATAAATTTTGGAAACATAGTCCTCCTTTCAAACCCCGGTGGCCGGATTCCGGCTCGTCTCGGAGCGTTGCTTTCTTTTTGTTTCTACACCACGACACCATTGACAAATGTATAACCAAGTAGAAAATGGCTCTATTTCCATACCACTTACAGTAGCAACCCAACCTTTAAAATCAGGACTTGGCCAATGAATAAGCTGACCTTTGAGCGATCCTGTTTTACGAAAACAATAAACGCACTGCCTATCTCTGGGTTCCGGTTCTGGTAAATTCTTATTAATCATATTTTCCCTTCTCCTACTTACCGTCAGGTCGCACCGGGGCGTGGTAGTCCTTCGTTATATGCCATCTCATTCTCCGAACACTCTCTAACCTCGAATCCTTCTTTTAATGCCTTCTGAGCGACAGTTGCAGTAGGATAATAACCACTTTCACGAGAAAACTGATCTTCAAAACTTAATTCCTTATCCCAACACATACGACCAATGAAGTAACCAGCAGCACTATGACACACCATAAGCTCTGTAACAAAAAGTTCACCTACATCATAAGGATAACGATCACGATCTACAAAACCCACAACATTACCTCCTTTCAAACCTGGCTCCCGGAACCTTACAATATCCACCTATATTTAGGTTTCTTATAAACCTCTTGTTCTCTTCTTGGCCTTCCTTTACAATTCCAACTCTTGGCTTTTACCTCTGCCTCTATTTGAGCTCCTATTGCTTTTAGGGAAGCCCCGGACTCTTCTTGCAATGTATAAGTAATCACTTTTTCATAACCCATCAACAGAGCTATTTTCTTAACTCGTGAATATAAGAAACTATTAGCATTGAAAGTGCCGTCTGTGCATACCCTTATTATTTCAAGTGTTCTCCCATCATTAAGAAGCCTTGCAACAGGTCTGCCTGCAATAGCAACCCCAACCAATTTACCCTCCTTAGTTGCTCCTATTGAAAACTTACTTCGAGTAGGTGGATCATTATGCCTATGATATTTTTTCACAAACTTAGCAGCTTCATTAAGATTTAAAGGTATCGTTCTCATAAATTTTATTAAGGCTCCCAGAACCCACCAGCGCTAATCCCAATTAAGAACGCAAGCGGTCTCGATAAATCAGCCCGGTCTATTTAACACGAAGTCCATGACTAATTCACCGCCGGGAGCCATTGAGCAGACCAATGCCTACAATCCCTTACCCCATAGAGTTAAGCTGCCCCCTATTATCAATGACCATTCGTCCTCATCGGGATTGTAAATTGCCCCGATAGTTCCTAACTGTAATGGGCCGATTGACAATAATGAGCCGGAACAGCCAAACTCAATATCCAGTTCCTTACTTTCCTCCTGGGATGAGGCCAGGACATAGATTTCTACCCTGGGCTTGAAGGCGGTTTTTTCCTTAGCCTGATACTCGGCAAAAAATCCACCACCCAGGCCACTGGTCATAAATGAAGTCCGGGTAGGGTCAAACTTCATTCTAATCATTTGAGCCGTCAACATCGGCCCAAACTTTATCGGTCCAATAGTATCCTCCTCCGCTATCACTAACCCTGCCGTTAGGAATAGCAGGGCAACGACTATTAGCACTACACTAAACTTGCTAAGCATTTTATGGTTCATTTGAATCACCTCCTTTCGTTTCTGGGTCAAATCCCTTTGATGGTTTTTCGCCTTCCTCATGGAGCTTGTGATCGAGGGCAATGGCTTTTGGCAATACTTTATTTACCAGAAAAGCTATGGCCTCAGTAACAGCATGGGCATGACCATGTGTCATAGCACTAAACGACCTTTGTCCATGCACTCCCCCTGGGAAGCTCCCATAAATATCCAAGTTAATAACTCCCACTTTTATCACCTCCCTTCCTACCCCTCACCAGGGGCTTGCCCCTTTGTAAAGGTTGAGCCCCCTGCCATTAATAAATAACCAACATTTCTTGATTTTAAAAATTGTTCAAATGACCGAGTTTTAAAAACTACTTTAGTGTTTACATAGCGTGCATATTCTCTGGTCAAACGATTAACTCCGCCATTATAAGCCATAACGTAACAATCAATGTTCATACTCCTAAGCATTTCAACTCTTTCAATATCTTCATTGAGGTTTGAATTAAATCCAGTCAGTATAAAAAAAGCAATTTTCGACCTTGATATTTTTGCCTTATCTAATATTTTTATCCCCTGCCTAATATCCTTTTCTAACTTAATATCATCGAAGGCAAAATAAATTTGTTTATGGTGCTTAATCAATTTCAAATAATGAGCCTTTTCCTCAGATAGGAGTCTAATATCAAAGCCCTGGTCGAAATGGGCAATCAGGTTTTCTTTTTTTATTTCCTTAAAAGTCTCCCGCCAATCCGGATCGGCAAAGGTGTTGTTATTCAGAAGTCGAATTATTCTGAATTGTTTATCATAAAATTCATAGATACTATGGTGTTCGCCTCTCTTATTCCCCATTTTCCAAACATTACAAAAAGCACATTTCCGGGGACAATAACGATAAGTATAGCCAAGCGAATAATCTATTTTTGGATAGAGGGAATAGTCTGGTGAACACCTTTCTATATGCTCAGGCAATTTTGTTTTTAGGTTATATCCTGGGCCGCCAGCCTTAACACCAAAAGGCACTTTGTTTTTATTCTTAGTAAATATACAAGAGGCAAAAGTCATGTCTGGATTACATATAGGAAAGTTTAAAAACACTTCATTGTGAATTGACTTATGATAAGCTGATATTTTCATTAAAGCCAAGTTGGGGATCTTGGAATCTATATCTAAGAGATTAATTTTCACCTTCCTCCTTCTTTAGTATCAGCATGTTCTTTATTCAATCTTGTTATGAATGTTGAAATTTCTAATAGGCACCTATCTGAATGAACTGTTTCTATTTCTGTTGTGGGGAAAAAACAATAATGTCTCCAGGGGCCATACCATTTTATCTCTCCGAGTTCACAATTATTTTCTTTAGGTGTAACTGCAAATACTCTTGTTTTAGGCTTTGGTTTTTTCTCTATAAATTTGAGCCATTGTGTTTTAACTACCATTTTCTTCCTCCTCTTCTGTTATCAACTCGCACTCCCCCTCCTCTCTCCCTAACCGACAATCGGGCTCCTCCTTCCAACAGGGAGCGCCCCCATACTCTAAGGGTTCATAATAGATTCGATAGTATTCACACTCGGTGCAGGGCATGGGGTGTCCTTTATTTAATCGTTACATATTCCTCACAAAGATGAAGCAATTTATCATAAGATATAGATTTCCTTGCCTCTAATATAAACTTATCTGCCTTGTCTTTCATTCCTGCATTTCGTAAGGCCTTGTCTGTCTGACGCATGATACCGGAAGTTCCCTTCTCGCTACCCGACAAATATAATACGGGCTTAACTTTCTCTCCCTTGCTAAAATCAATTTCGCTTATTAAACTCGTTGGCAGATTTAAGAAATTCTCGGTTAATGTTTCACAAAGAACTTTGAGAGCCCTTTTAGGTGTTTTACCAAATCCCGCAAGCCCTTCTTGTAAGTCCTTACCTAATAGAGCACACCACATATCACCGTCAAGATAAACTTTGATTGGTAGGTCGAATTTCATAACTCCTCCTGTTCCAGCCCGTCCAGAAAGCGGCGGACTTCAATTAGGGTTTCAAAACATTTAGTTCCATAATCTTCTTTAATTTTTGTCCCCTCGATACAAATCCCCCATCCTAATTTTTCATTATCTGGATTAATCATTCTTTCATTTATGTCAATTAGCCCTATCTTCTCCCGCTTCTCCCAAATCTCAGTAGCTAACGGCCAGACTTCAGATTCTTTCATTTATTCATCCTCCAATTCATCATTATCAAGGGACTGAAAATCACTACAACTTTCTACATCGTTGTTGTCTTGAAACAAACATTCATGATTCATAATACATTCCCCGCAACACTTAGCATATTTCATTCCAGCTCCTTTAGGAATTGGTTGACTTGTTCAGTGGTTTCAAAGTTCTCAGTATTCGCAAAGGGTATATCGTATCTAATCCTTATCCTTAACACAGCTTTACCACCTATCTCTATATTCCATAATCCTATCTTCTCCCTAACAGCCCAAATCCTATCATGGGCTTGCTTTACTTCAGTGGTTGTCATGGTGACTCCTTTTGTGTTCATCATTTAATCGTTTAACAAAATTTGATATTTGTAATAAGCACCTATCTGAATGAACTGTCTCAGTCTCTACGGTCGGGAAAAAGCAATAATGCCTCCACGCCGGATACCACTTTATTTTCCCAAGCTCACAACTTTCATCTTTAGTCATTACAGAAAATATTCTTGTTTTGGGCTTCGGTTCCCTCTCTATAAACTTTAGAAATTCAGTCTCAAAATTCATACCTTAATCTCCTTAACTTCGGTGGGTGTCATGGTTGTTTTCTCTTTTTTAGACCATGTTTTTCCCTTAAATTATCTCTATTTAAAACATCAATCTTATATTCATCCATTAATAATTTATAAATATCTTTTACATCAGATTCTATTCCCGCCAATCGACACTTTTCTTCATCACAAAACTGAAATCCTATTTGCCCCTGTATAATTTCTATCTTTAACCTACAACCAACACTACCGTCTTTGAAAGTCTTTTGAAAGTTACATTGCATATATTCATTTTTATCACTCATACCTCAATCTCCTTTAGTTCCTCTACTTTTGAGCATCCTCTTTCCTCTTTGCATATCCACTATTGGGATACCAACCACACACCGCTTTTATCAGCCATTTGATAGCTCCCTCAAGAGTTTCTTCCGAATGCTTTATTTTCCATCCGTTCATCTCGTCTCCGATTGCTACCTCCCAGCCCCCATCCCAAAAACAGTTTATCTGGAAATTAATCTCGCTATCATAAATAGCTTGCAATTCCCTCATATAATCTATCCCTTTTGCTTTTTCTAAACAATCAGGACAGGGCTCAATAATGATTTTCATTATTCCATCTTCTTCCGCAGCTCTGAGGTCTTTACATAACCCCTTACCACACGAACAGAACACCTCATAATAAGTTGTTAATACCGGCATAGCTTACTCCTTTGTTTTTATCTCAATTACATATTCTCTTCCGCTCAATTTCACTGGTATCTTAGCTTTCCCCGCTCCCATTCTATTGAGATGCAATACCAATTCCCTTGCTAAGTTTTCACCTTTCTTTAACTCTAATTTTAAGGGGTCTTTATTTTTTGTCTTAGGTTCTTTCATGTCGCCTCCGGGTGGGTTAGGGTTTGAAGTTTCTTACCACAATTATTACAAGAAAAAATCTGTTCAGAAGGCCATTTATTCCAACGAGGTATTCCGAAACCATAATTACATTTATATATTTTATCGTGTTTAATTAAGGCATTGGGGCAGCATTTCTCTACATAAAAATTGTCAGGCATGTTAGTTACTTGAGTATATTCCATCACTTCTCCTCCCTCAATATTCTCAATGCCGTCCTTCCGAGTATCCTCACAAATCGTCTCTCAGTGCATATCACATTGTCAACAATAACATTAGCCGGAGCGGGAGAGTATCGTTTGTATTTAATATATTCGACACCCTCTATCCCCAGTCGCTTTGCCTGTTCGTCTGTTAGAAAGTAGATGTTCATTTTATTTCCTTCGGCATTGGTAATGCCAGTAATTTATTAAATATTCGCCGTAGAGCCTGCTTGTGGTAGCGGTGGTAGAGTGGCTTGCCCCGGTTCAGTTGTCTCCACTCGTCGCAGAGACCGTCGATCGGGCAGTAGTCGCACTCATTATGAGATACTTCCTTATAATTTGCGATACCACTTGCGATGATGCTGAGGCCAACTTGGCAAAACGCACAGCTCCGGGAACTGTCATCCATATCCATTTGCTCAACCCAAAACCGCTCCCGGCGTCTGGGGTCTGTTCTTGAATGGTATATCTCCGGCACTTTGCCCCCCTCACCGTAGGTTAGGGCCAGCTTCCATAAAGTGATATACTTCGCCTCTTGAAAATCCATTTTACTCCCTTCCAATTTAGGGCAGGGCAGGTGATTGTTTCCAACACGCTCTTAGGGTTTTCCGGCTAACCCACTGAGCCCTGCGGCCAACAGGTTGCACCTGCCCATTATTTCCCCGCCTTGCCTTGGTTAATCACGCCGGGTGCTCGTTTAATATTCGCCGCCGGGAGCCTAATCCTTATCTCCTTAACTTACTATCCGAAGCTCTGAGCCTGCGAACCTTTCTCAGACGTTCCCTGGCTCGGCTTATTATTTCGGACAGTGTTCCCCCCGTTTGATATGACCTGAAGACCAATCCCCATGCCGAGCTATTCCTGAAAGGATTCTCACAGTTTTTCGGTATCCTGAGAATTTTCCCTTCCTGAATTACCACGTACCCCCCCTTGCTATTCGCCTGATACCACGGCATACGCATCTTCCTGGCAATCTTAGCGACATCCGCCTCTTCCCGGGCCATTAGTCCAGCAATAGGTTTGGCTCTCCTAGGTGCTTTGGATTTCCGTACCTCGGCATGCAACTTCTTAATCGGTTGCCCTAATGCCTGATTGACCTTATCTGTAAGGTCCTGTAGCTTGACCATAAAGTTTTGTATCGCTTCATAGAAGTCCTGTAATTCCGCTACAAATTTCCTGGCCTTATTTGTTCCGAGCTTGAAGTTGATATACTGCCCTGGTAAATCGAGGTGCTCCTCCACATCAGGGGGAACCTGAGACTCAGTCCCAGCTATTTCTTCTTCCATTACTTTTTGAGCCTCGTTCTGATACATTTCCATTATCTTACCAACTGACATCTGCTTCAATAAGGTCTCGGGGGTCACCCCCCTGACCTGTGATACCGTCTGCACGGCTATACATCGGTCATGCCATAGACAGGCTGGTTCTGTCTTTAACTTTTCCCCGACTTTACGTTCCCCCCCGTCACACTCCGGGTCTTTGTTAGTCTCGAATGGCTCATAGCCTCCGAGACAATTTGGATAGCTTTCTCCCTTCTTCGCCATAATTTAATTCCTCCTTAGTTGTCCGGGATCCTGCCCGAGTTCCGATTGATAGTCCTCTGGTCGAGTTTTGTCGTTAGCCATTCTAAGATTTCCTTGAGGAGTTCAAAATAGTGCCCCAGAGTTCCATTTTACCTCCATAGAGACGTTTATTCCGATAAAGGATGTATTCCCCCATTTACTCCTCATAAGGGAGGCCGTTATCCTCTTCTTTGCCGGATTCCTTTTTGCTACCCTTGCCAGGGTTAGCCTTTCCCTTGCTGGGGCTGCCCTCCTTATTACTGGGCTTACCATTATTATCGGGATTGTCCTTCTTCCCCTTGGCTTTCCCCGGGGCCGGCTCCCCTGTCGTTTTTACTTCTACCGATTCATAGACGATCTTTACCTTATAGGCCCTCTCTATGCTCTCAATAAGTTTATTTAACCTCGCCACCGGTTCCTGAAGGCCCCCCAGGAACTCCGCACAGATCATTTCGAGGTTACCCCCCTTAACTTCCCAGCCGGTTAGTTGCGCAGCCTGCTCCATCGCCTGGTTAACGATCTTGACCTGACCGGGGAAGAGTTTTATCATAAAGCCTACCATCTTATCTTCTTCTGGTGTAGGTGCCGATCCTTTCGCTTCCTTGACCTTTTCGATTAACTCCCGAGTTCCAAGAGTTTTTGCGAGTCCAAGCCATTCGTTAAGGTTTTCCTGATTAAGTATTCCTTTCTTAAAAAGAGCGGCCAACTCTCGCATTTTTGACCATTCAATCCCGGCTTTCTGCTTCTCGCTGAGGACCAATCCCTTCTCCCCGAAAGCCTCCGCGATCCCTATCAGATACATCGCCTTGCGCCACCCAAATCCAAGCATGCTGTCAACATACTCCCGGAAGGTATTGTGCCCAAGCAGCTTAAATGATTCCTCATCGTAGAATACCTGAAGGATTGCTCCCATTGTAAAATAGCTCGCGTCTATACCCTCCTTGATCTGGATCAGTTTTCTACTTAAGTCCGTAGCCTCTTTTTTGTTCTTTGGGGGTCTTATATCGGCGTAGGTGATAAGCGATAACTCTTTCCCAACACCCCCGTCCTTCGACTTAGAGTACACCTTGAGCTTACTCATTTCCTCATCCGTAGCAAACTCCTTAAGCTGTTCTGGGGTCATCAATAACTCCCCGCAGTTCGTACACTTTCCCTCGTCGGTTAAGTTATGTTCGGGTTTAATGATTAACCTACCGCATTTTGGACATATCATAACAATCCTCCTCTTCTTGTTAGTTTAACCGACCAGTTGCCGGATTCCGGCTCGTCTCTTTTCTTGCAGCAACTTTTGGTTTCCATTCTTGTATAGATGCACAAAATCCGTTTGAATCAGTGGCGTATATCTCGTCCCCATAATCTCTAATAAAAACTTCCTGTCCTATCCTTGATATTAGAAAAGACGCAAAATATTTCTTCCCATAAAAAGATACGGTTCCACTCTTTCTTACAATTCTTTTTCCCGTTGTCGAATAAGCTTGTATTCCCATATTATAACTTTCCTCCTTTCAAACCTCGGTGGCCGGATTCTCACTGGACGTCTTGAAACATCCCGTTAGTTCCCTATTGCTCTTATTTGGTTTCTACAACCATATGAATTCCATCTCTTCTCCCCGTGCTATTACATGTTGCACATTCTCCCCTATTAGGATTCCAACTATTACACTTCTTCTCTAGGCAATCCTTGAAGTTCTCCTCTACCTTCATTATCTGCCCTGCTCCGTTCCTCACGATGTCAACTTCCTTTAGATTACAGCATTTCATCCCTATTGTCCTCCCTTTTCCTATTAATTGTTAATTTTATACACCTCACACATATCCTCAATACGCCTAGCTATCGCCCCACCCAGCGCCGTCCCCTCTATATCGTAGCGGTCGGCGATTACGGATAGCTCGGAGTTACTTGCTATTGAGATCCCGAATTTTTCCCCTTCTCCTTGCCTGCTATAGATAGCATCAATGATATTAAATAATTCCTCGAGGGCCCAGGCAGTTGGGGTCGTCTTCCCAAAGTCTTTAAAAAATAAATGGATCCCGTCCTTCGCCTTTTTTATGTCCTCTATTTTTATTAACGGGTCTTTCTGACGCACGCTGTTTACATACTCTATGTCCGTCATAAACACCATTTCCTTTTTTGACCTATCCCTAACCATAGCCGAGTACTGTGCGGACAGTAGGTGTGTCTTTCCACTCCCAAAGTCACCATATAAATAAAAACTCCCTTCCAGGTTTCTCTTAAATGCCCCTAACGCCCTTACTTGGCTTTCATTCTTAGGAATGTATTCTTTAAATCCCTTCTTGACAAATGTCTCCCCAACAGCCTTTTTAATTTTATTTTCCAGGACACATTGACATACACGGACTGCACGTTCCCCTATATACTCAATCCCTGTATCACCACATAGTTGGCATCGAGGGTTATCCTTTATACCGAGCGACTTTTCCTGCATATTTTCTCCCTTCCCCTTTTAGTCCCGGCGACTTAAGGAACATCCCCCGCTGCGACGCCATTTTAAACTGGTTTCTTAACTGCGCTCGAGGTGATGATCTTTTTTTAAATGGTTGATCTTGTTTATACACAACCCAATTCTTTACCAATTCCTCGGGGTCAACTATTGGAAATTCCTCTTCTAAGGCCCTTATAAGTTTTATTGTTATTACATCCTCTTTATACCCTCTTGGGAATCCTTTTATTTCACAGAGGACTTTAAGTATTCTTTTCTCTTCTTCTGTGATCGTTATAGTTTCGGTTTTATGTTCTGATGGATTTATAACTTTCGTTTTATATTTTTCCCAGCCTCGTGATATATTCCTTAGTTTTTCTATATTAATAAAACTATAACACTCTCCCTCTTTAATCATTACCCCCATTCTAACTAATTTATTTAAAACCACCTCCGCCTCTTTTTTCTTAATTCCTAATTGCATAACGACTTGGTCTATAAAAACCCTTTTAGCTCCCAATCCATAAATAATTTCAGCGCAATATATTAGGACCGCGACTTTTATTGGGGCTAATTTTTTTATCACATCAAGTAAATAGATCGGAATATCATAATACCGATTATCTTCTTCCATCTATCCCCCCCCTACAACCCCCTTACAGCTATAATCTTCCTATATATCTATGATCTTATTATACTAGGATCTTTATAGGGGCTGTGGATAACTTTTTTAGAGACATGAAGTTTCATTTTAAAAATACCATCTATTGTATTTAAGTTTCAAATATAATACCATATATAGTAGTCAGTGGTTGTTGATAACCCTGTTGATAGATTTTAAATAAATATTCACGAAATAAATTATCAACACCCTGTTGATAACTCTGTGGATAACTTATGCACACGGTGTGCATAATCCCTTTATTCTCTACTAATACCACCCTCTCCAAACCTCATTATTGAATCGCATAATTGAATCACTTCCGGGGAATGGGTTATCAAATAAGCTACCTCAAATCCACCAATTTCCATTGCCTTTCGATACATCTGAACATAAGGTTCTCTTTTTGTGGGATTTAAAGCACCATCCTCTTCATCTGAATAAAGAGTTTGAAACCGCCTACCAGATCTTGATTTCATCATCAGTGTAACAGCCAACCGTAACGCTTTAAGTATCCATACTTCCTCCCCCCCGGAAACATTTTCAATTAGAACTGGCCTTTCCTGCTTAATATCATTTATAATTACATCGAAAGTTTCATTCCCTTTTTCGTTGACAGTCTGAAAAGTAATATTAAACCGGGATCCATAACACGCACTTAATAGGCTATTCGCATATCCCGTGACAGTAGGAGCCACGGCATCTATCTCAAGTGCTTGTAGGTTGTCTTTCCCACAGATCCTTCCCAGAAATATCCAATCCGATTGCTCGGATTCCAGAAATTTAACCCTCTCCGACAGCGACTTAATTTCCTCCTGAGATTTCTCGGCCTCAGCTATTTCGTTCTTAAGTGAATTTAGATTAGCATCCACCTGTGCAATTTTCTCCCCTGTCTCGTTGACGGTATTCTGTATCCCCTCTATTTCGGTTTTTAATTTATCCCTTTGGAACACAACATCTTCATCGATCGACTCCTCGGCCTTGTTCAACTCCAGGGACAGATCCTTAAGTTCCTGGCTCCTATCAAGGGCAGACTGGACACTTAAGGATTGGATTGACGCCGAGGTCTTCTCAATCTCTTCGTGAAGTTCTCCCGATTTATTTCCCTTAACGGCCAGAATCCTCTCATTCTCTTTTATTCTCTGCTTAAGATGTTCCCGGTCGGCAATCTTTTGCTGGTTCTCCGCCAGGGTTGACAGCTTATCTGAAAGTAAGTCCTTTTTCTCATTTAGTTCCGGTAGGGCTATAAGCTCCCTTTCCAACCCTATCATCATCTGCCTTGACGACTCAAGGTCTTCTTTAGCCTTAAGAGCCCCGGAAATAAATACACAATCATTGATTTTGCAGTCCGCTGGCCGGCCCTCGAGTCTCTTAACCTCCCCCACCTTCGCCTTAATGGTAGCATCCACACCAGCATATCTTTTCTCGACTTGATTCAGTTGCTTTACTTTATTGTCTATGAGCTTTAGTTCGGCTTTCATCTTCTCGATGGCCCAGGGCTCTATTGATGCTATCTCTGCTATTGAGTCAAGCTGCCCCTCAGCTCTGGAGATTTTAGCCTTCGCATCGGCTATGTCTCTATCCGCACTTTCAACCTCCCTCTCAAGTCCTCGTTTATGCGTTTCCAGCCTATTTAAGTTCCCAGTTACTTCCGCCCGGATCTCGCTCTCCTTGCCATTTATCTTCGCTTTCAGGGCCTCGATCTCTCCCCTCTTTTTAACCACCTCTATCGCCTGAGCTTCCAGGATATTGTGCTGACCTTTTGCTTCGGTAAGTTGCTTGCTCAGTTGAGCGAGGTACTGTCTGAATGTCTCGAGGTCCCCCTCCTTTGCTTTTACCCTTTGTCTCAGGTCGTCTAAGTCCCCTACTTTATCCCGAAGCCTGCGGATTTCCTCCTCCACCCCCATCCGCTTGACCTTAATTAACTTCTCGCAGCCCCGGGAGATCTGACAGTAATTTATTAACCGATCCAGGCCGAGAAATTCAATGAAGAGTTCCTTTCGATTACCCTGAGTCAACTCGGTAAACCTTTTACTCTTTTGTCCAGCGAATACCGAGTTCATGAACATAGTGGGGGAACCTATCAGCTTTCTGAGTTCGGTATCGTAATCACTAACCAGCCCGCTATTAGTCCCGGGCAATAGCGTTCCCGTGCTTTTCTCTTTCTGCGGATTAACAAGCACCGTTGAGTGATAATCGATTCCGTCCATGCTAAACCAGAGTTCCTTGACAGACTGGCTCAAATAAGTATGATCTTTCAAACCCCCTTCCCGGCTAATCATCTGCCGGAATGGTTGCAGACACTCTAAGAAGGTAGACTTACCCGCACCGTTGTCCCCACAGATAGCAACTAATCCTCTGAGGCCCCGGAGGTCTACATCTATTTCCTCTAAGCCCATCCCACTCTGGATCCCGGTGAACCCTACCAATCGAATGCGCTGATTAATCATTTTTCCACCTATCCTCTCTATGCAGCCTGGCCAGTTTAAGGCCGAGAACAATGTTAAATAGAAATAAAATCAATACCAAAATAAGTTTTATCATTTTCTATTTTTCCTTCTCAATATTCTGGCTTGCTCCTTCTCTTGGTCTGTTTATTCTTAATAACCATTTCTCGTCTCTTAATAAGAGGAACGTCCATAGTCATGCTACCTCTCCTTGGCTCATAATTCCATTACCCCCGTTTCTATCTCTTCCTTATTTAGGTCCTCGAGCTTATCAGCTTTTTCCAAGACCGACTCGGGCACGGGCTCCTCCCTGGGCATTGCTACAATCTTCTGCCTCAGCGTTCCGGCGGTTACCAGGTTCTCGCAGCGCACTCGCAATTCCGGGACAACCTCAACCTCGATCTTTACTTCGTAAGCTCCACTCTTATTCATTATACCTTCAACCTCTTTTCTCCCGAGCCGATGGACGTCTTTTTCCTTAATCCGATATCTAACCCGGACAAAGCAGTCCTCGAAGTCAGCCCCTATAAGGTCGTTCCTGAATCTGTCAATCCCCTCACCGGTCAGGTCCTCCTCAATCAAGATCATCTTCCTGGCCGGCGTCTCTATGAATCTGCTCTTTCTATCCACGCAAAATCGTTGAGAGACAGGATCTCTTTCCTTCCCCCAGGACAACTCATGCATCCAGAACCCCTTGCCTTCGTCCTCTCCGTAGTTCAGGCGGGATGTAGACCCGCAATAAAATATGTTGTCTCCGATTCTCTGTGCTACATGGATATGAGCCAGACATATCAGGTCCGCCTTCGCTGGGACAAAAGCTTCCTTTGATAGCTCGGCGTCCATTCCGAACATTATCTGCTTATCTGAAATTTTTGCCCCCTTTATGCTTATATGTCCCGCGATCACGTGTGGCCAATCGAGCTCTGCGGCCGATGCCCCGAAGCCCGTGATTATCGTTTCCAAGTGTCTGGCAAGGTTCTGACTCTGCTCTTCCAAACTCCCTTCACCGGCCAGGCGGGGGGGCGCGGGTAGGGTGTTAATCAGGAGCTTGGCGTTGAGGTGGCTGGCCTGAGAATAATTCTCGGCAACCGTTTTTATAAAGCTAATACCAGTAAATACAATCGTCTCCGGCTCAAACGATATATGGACATCGTGTGCTGTCTTGAGTCTCTGTAGGGCCTTAAGACTATCACGGTCATGAGTCCTTGTCCCCTGGACAATGATCATCGGGGCAACGTCTCCTAAGCGGCCAAGAAATTCAATTCCCGCTCGGACTACCTCGCTATCAAGAGCAACCTGGCTATCGAAGACATCTCCGGTAACCATTATGATGTCAGGCTTTTCTTCCTCAGCCTTACCAGCTGCAAAATCACAGCATTTTAGATTCTCATCCAAGTGCTTGCTTCTCAGATGGATGTCACCGATCTGTAATATCTTCACCTTCATTGTTTTTTTCTCCATTGGTCGGGGCCGGACTTAAACCCCACCATCCGACCCCGACCCCTATCCGGATTAGTTGCTCGCCATCAAAAAGCAAACGATCCGGATTTTTCTAACTTTCTTCAAAAGGAAGCTTTTCCTCTTCCTGTCCAAGGAGTTCGCTCATGAGCTTCTCAAAAAACAATATTCTATGTTCCTTTGCCCAATCCGGGATCACTGCGTTCTTGAGTTTCTTCCGGTCGAAGCTAACCTCAGTCATTAGCTTCTCCAAAACATTTGCCTGGTCCAACGCGGTCATCCCATTAAACTCATCGGCAGTTGGCCAATGGCTTTCTTTTTCGTCCACTACCTCCGCTCCTATGTCAATCGCTGATTGTTCCTCGGTTTCATCCCCAGCGATCTCTTCCAGGGACCCTGCTGTTAACATAGCCGGCGATCCCGTTCCATTGTAGGCTGCCCCGATGGACTTGCCAGCCTCCTCCAGGAGCAGCTTTCTAATCTCCGGGTCTCGCATGTCCGGATCGAACGCCACTCGCATCATCACAAACGGCTTCTGGATTTGAGTTGGCGTGAAGGTTGGGGGTAAGCCCAGTAGGCTCCGGATCACTCGGAGCATCGCTCCGGTTTCGGCTAACTGGCACTTGTGAAGTCTCTTCTGTCTCATGTCTCGCTCTACGTTATATGAGACGTAGTTCTCAACTGACTGGTCAAGCTTGTTTGCCTTCTTCAGTCTTTTCGCCTTTTTTAAATACACATTCTCTCTGAGATCGGCCTCGATCGCCACCAGGTCAATTTCCTTGTCGGCCTTTAGCGGTATCCAGGTTAGGTCTTCTTTTCTCAAAGCCGCTACCGCTGAGTATCTAACTATATTAGGATCTTTGCCATCGTCAACCCGGCGTGTATTCTTCCAATCCCACACTAATCCGGCCGCAACAGCGAATTTCATCAGCGCCGCTTTTCTGAGGGATAGCTTCTCCCCCTTGTCGTCCTGCTTATAGACATCCGGCCCTTCCGGGTCTGGGTCGAGCTGAACGATCTCTACTGTCGGCTTGTGAAAAGGGCTAATCTGCCGGATGGTAGTTGTCGGCAACAGCACATTGTATTCTTTAGGATCATACTTCTCCAGTGCTGTCACTTCCTTTTTGTTCTTTTCTGCCATATTAATCGCCTCCTTTTCTACTAAATATCTTCTATCGCCTGCTTTTCGTCAGGCTTCCCACCGAAATCAATAGAAGCCAAAACTACTATCTTCTTCCCGACCCTATCAAACCTGACTGTCAGGTTATCGTGGGATACCCCCATCCCCTTTGAATTGAGATATCCAAGGACGGCACTTTTTAACTCGTCGTCACTAAGTCTTACTTTCATCTAATCCTCCTTTCTTCTGGAAACCCTTTTCCTCCAGTCGTTAACCATCTTCTTTTTTATTCTACCCTCCTCCCTTTGGCCCACTCTCCCAAAGTTTTAACATACTTCTTCACATAGTTTATTGATACCCCTCCATCGGCAAACATTAGTTTAGATTTTAATAGCTTCAAGGCACCGTTATACTCCTTCCTTGAGTGCCATATCTGTAGAATTATTTTATCGGTTATTTTATTCTCCATTAATCGAACATAGCCAAGAGGCTTTCGCTTGTTATTTTCAATCTCAATACATATAGGAACCTCGACAGTTCCTTCTCCTTGTTTAATATCAACCTCAAAGCCTTGTATCTCTGCCCTCAAACGAAATCCGTTTCTGTCAATATTCAAATGCTTTAGCTCCACTGCTTCACCTCCCTTCCTCTTGACTTTTTAGATCACAATAAATATGCCAGGCCACGACCCCCTGCCCTATAATTTCCCCTATCGGTATGCCTTTGACCTTAGATATATGTTCAAGGTTATCCCAGGTCCCTTTGGGTAGAACAACCTCTATGTTTCTCTTCTCATTGTCCCCAACGGGTGACTTTCCCAAGACTGCGGTTTCCCCCATCCCCTCCATAATGGAACAAAATACCCAGCATGATAAAACGATCCCCTCGATTAACAATATCTTGCTTATCTTATCCACTCTCTAACCTCCTTGTGAAATATTGCCTGAGCAATCGGGGAGCAATTTCTCCGTTTCGAAGTTTACCTCAGGCCCCGGGCGAGGTGATTGAACAGGCAATATTGATATATAACTTTCAATCTTATCAGGGCAGGGTTTATATTCAATCCCCCTCTATTCTTTTATTTCCTTACCCGTCGTATATATGGGATGGCGATTTACCCCCAAATCCCGAATCGCTCCTTGCCCGAACTTGACCTTTAAAAACCAGCCACCAGGAAGCTCCTCTCTAATTTTAAGAATCGTCACCCAGTAACGGTTACCACCCAACCTTATTCTAATTTTCTCGCCTTTTCTCATTGTTATCGCCTCCTTTCTTTTCAAGTCGTGCAATTACATACCCCCCTGGGAATTCCTTCGCCTATTTCTTCCCAGGCTTTTTCTGTCTCTTTGCAAATCCCAAAACCAATTTTGTCAAGATAAAATTTTATATAGCCTAAAACAAGTCTATACATCTCGATCCTGGTATTAAAATCCACTCTCAGCCTACCGTCTACCTTCGTCCACTCCCGGCCATAGTCAAACACATCCTTCCCCGGGCGGTCGCTTGATTTCACCGCCGTCCGAACAGTCGGGAAATACCGGAGGGATCCCACGGTTATCCTTTCAGGTTTAATTTCAAGATCACCAATTAAGCGCATCAACTCAGTATATTTCTCCTTCCATCCCTCGACCGGTATCATCGGATCTATCCTGAGCCTGACTGGGTATCCAGCATCCTGGCATAGCTTGGCAACGCTCAGTCTATCTGTCGGAAGAGGCGCCCCAGCCTCAAATCTCTTAGATACCTCCAGGGCATTTATGGAGAATGAAACTATAGTCTGCCCATTATGGGGCAGTTCCAATAGTCCCTTCACATTATCGCTTTTTGTCAATAGCAATAGCTTGTGATTTCTCTGTTCTCCGAATAGGGGGATCAACCATCTTGACATCTTTGTCCAGTGGTCAAAGACCAGGGCATCTGAGAGCTCGCCGGCATTCAACACTAAATTCCCCGGCTTATTAAGCCAGCCCTCGACTTCCCTTTTCATTCCCCTCTGGGTCGGTTGTTCACTATCCGGATCATCTACGAAGACCACCGGGGCTTCGCTCTTAGCATTACCCCACCTAAAAGTCCCTTCCAGGTAACAATAGGAACAGGCAAAGGGACAAAGATTTCCCTGGGATAAAACCCAGAAATGAGGACATATAATTTCCGCCGGGGTTTTCGTGAACTCATGGATATACTTAGATTTTCTCTCCCTCGCTGTTATTGTATATCCTGGGATGTTTACTATTTTACTATTCATCATCAACCTCTCAGCAAGGCCCCCGGTGGGGTTAAGCTCAGGGTTAAGCATTCATCAAATTAATTGCCTGCTCGACTGCACCCCTACCGGCATTGTTTAAGTGTCTCTGCCAGGCTTTATTGTAGGGGCTCCAGCGGAATCCACACTGTTTTAAAATGCTTCTGATGTTCTCCGGGGGCTTCCCATCAAATAGAATCCGGATCCTGTTATCCTCTATGTCTTCAACTATCTCAAAGCCATCATATTGTTTGGCTGAGCTTTCAGCTCCTTGCTGGCTCTCAATGTCTTCGAGCCGTTTCTTCATTCGCCGGATGTTAGCGTTATTGTTGGTCAAGCAATATGAAGGGAAGGGCTGTTTTTCCCAACTGTAAGCACCTTCTATCTTGGCTTTCATTATGTAAATGGCCTCATCTGTTAGCCCCAGGGCTTTCAGTGCCTCATCGCCCTTTTTAAAGGCTTGGTTTACCTGCTTCATCCTTGCCTGATATTTCTCGGCTTTCTCTATCTTGGCCTTGAGCTTCTGGACTGCCTCCGGGTCGTCTGAACTAATTGCCCTGTTTTTTTCGGCTGCCTCGGCCTTCCTTTCGTAATGCTCAGCTTTTTTTAATTCCCTATAAGACCCATCAATTTTTTTATCAATCCGTGCCCTATAATTTCGGTCTGCTTTTTCTGAGTGATGTCCGATCAAGATTGGTTGTCCCATTGGAATTACTTCCCCCATCCTCTTAGCTTCCTTGTATTTCAAATCTGACTCAACACGGGCTTTCTCTGCTCTTTCTCTATATTGGTCTATTCTCGCCTGCTTCTTCATCTCGTAGTTATTAGGTATCAATTCCAACTTCCTCCTTTCTTCCCCAAGCTAAGCTCAGGGGTTAATGGTTATACCAACCTGCGGGGTATTCTGCCTCTCCGTGCCTTTTGATATGAGCGAATATGGCCTTTATTGTCCATTCACTAGGAATCCTTCTTAATTCCCTTACTTCACCCATTGAATAGCCATTCTTGAGTAGATGGAAGCAGATAGTAGCTTGCATCATGTGAGCATCGGGGATGCCTATTAGAGGGACCAATAGCCTGTTTTTTTCTCTATCCAATATAGGCTTATTAACGCTTGCCAATATATACTCTGGACGCTCATACGGGATAATGTTATCCCCGCCCCCCATCTTGACAAGTTGAATGTGATGGCATAGTTCCCTTTTAAATTTCCACCTGGGACAACTGCAACCGTAGTTACCGTCTTTATCTACGGCAACAGTCCAATTGCCATTACCATTAGAGCCTGGCACTTTCCAACGCTTTACCCATTTATCTTTTCTTAACCCCATCTTCTCCTCCTTTGTTCCCGCTCAGGGAGAGCGGGGGTTAAATAGGTCTTTCCGATAGAGGTATCATACTTTCAAGGAGACTATCAAATTTACGCTGTGCTTGGCTGAGGTCAGGGATTATATCAACAGTATCTTCTTCTCCAGTGAAAGTTCTTACTCTCACCTGATACCCATCACCGAAAACCCTCTTTTTTATTCTGAACCATGCTATTTTCTCCATCTTCCTCCTCCTTTCCCCGGTGGGGGGAGAGCTCAGGGGTTAGCTTCCCAATGCCTTCCAATGTTCTTGTGAAAGTATTGGGATTTCGGGGAACATTTCTCGCAATTCCTGATTTGCATTCCAACTGAAATATACTCTTTCTTTCCCAACCTGCTCCCGAATCCAATCAAGAGCTTCTTGCTTCGATATGAAGGGCTCCAGAAAAGAGCATCCTGCATCCCCAACACTAACACAAATGGGGGCTTCAATCCAACCGCTTCCACTATCCCATTCTTTCCGCAAGCGTTCAGCTTGTGAATCGAGCGACCATATAGTTTCATATTGTTCGCCCTTTTCCATCAGTTCACGATAATTTGAGGGGATATAGTGCACCCCGTTTTCTGTTTTGATCACATCTTTAATCCACAACATTTTTTTTACCTCCTTTCCCCGGTAGTTTCGGGGTTAAGTACTCATTATGATCGATTCAACCCCTTAACCTCTTGTTGAGCCTCTTTCCGAGTCGGATACACAGCTATAGTGTATTTCAAAGCATCCATCTTTTTTCCCCATACATCGCCTATCCGCTCTACAACCGCCCAACCGTGGCGATTATCTCCCCCGATGATTTGATTTTCTCTTTTCTCAACGAAATACCTCTTCATCTTCTCCTCCTGTAAAAAAATGGCCGGGGGAAACATGGAGCAACCCAAAACCCCCAGCCATTACTCTTAGCCCAGCAGAACCGAGCCTTCGAGTTTGTTCTTTCAATTTTTTTTGCTCCATGTTTTTTTGCTCCTTCATTGTCTATACTATATTATATCCCCAAACCGTTGTCAAGCAAAATCGACCTATTTTAAAAGAAATATTAGAAATAAGAAAACCTTTATATTTCATATATTTATAAATATTAATCGGATAAATTAATGGAGAAAATACCCCTTTAATATTGGAGGCTTAATAAAATACAAAGGGAGAAAAGCTCCATTTAATAAGGATTTGCGAGACCCATAAAAAGGCAAAAAAATAGCCGATTTAATACCGGCTATTTCATGGTAATATTATTAAATTTATTTGAGGTTATTTGGGGAAGGTTGAAGAATTAAAATTTCATAATTGTCATCGCAATTCCGTAATTGAAGCCTACACCTCCTTTGTCCTCAATTATATAGATCCCAGCCCATAACCCAGTGGAGAGTTCAAAAATACTTGTCCATCGGTATCCACCGTAGAGATATATCCTCTGGACTGCCACTCCAGAGTCAATCTTAATTCTCCTCATATCAAGGAGTTCTACGCTCAGACTGGGATAGATACCATATTCTTTCAGGTCGAAAAGGAATCCTGCCGAGATATCCGGCATCTGGTAGGTATTCTCGACCGTGGGATCTTCGGGGTGCCAGGATCCATCGGGATCAAAGTGCCCAGTTGTTTTCTCATCCGCCGAAGGCATCCAAAATGTCATCAAGCTGAGAAGCAATGTCCCTAAGACGGCTATAACCTTTTTTCTTCTTCCCATAGAGCTGCGCCACCCTTCCGAATCTCATGAGTAGTCTTCCGATCTTTTTTATCCTGTCCGGATCCCGGATACTATTATAGTTGACCAAGACTCGGTTCAGGACAAAAACTATATGGGTTTTAAACTCCTTGTCTAAATCAGTCTCCCCGGGGAGATATTTATCCACCAAAACCATAGCAACCTTGGTTAGCCCCCTGATCTGAAAGGCATCAAGGGGCCCTACTCTTTTCCCGCTATGGCCTGGCCCGTCTTGCGCTGTAATTGGTGCAAACCGATTGAAGCTGCTCCAAATAGAATTCCCTCTATTAATCCGGATATCGCTACCGCCAGGGTCATCACCTCCTCGGTTCCCAAGGCAGTGAATAGCCCTATAAGCCCGGCTACGCCTATGATCACTAATGGCCATAGCTTCTCTGATATTTTAGCTTTCAGCCATTCCGTTACCCAGGGGATCTTTATCAACTTCCCCTTGAACCCGAGCCGACCTAACAGGACCGCCATCGCCAAGGAGAAGAGTGCCGCCAAAGCTAAGGGCCAGCCCCCCGCCCCGAGGAGATTGCTAACTATCTCCTCAATGCCAAACACCTCCTCTACATCCTGGGCGAATACTAATAGCGGCATAAACAGCACTACCAGTAACACCATAACCCCACTGAGACACTTTGTCATGCTACACCTCCTTTGTTAAGAACTCTCTTCATTCTGCCGCTGGATTCACAACGTCCTCCAGCTTCACATTGTCAAGGTCGGGGACAACACCCAGCTTTCTCCATCCATACCCTTCCTCGACCTTTACAATCTCGAACTCATACTTGGTCCCGGTAATACTATATTTAGAATTGGGAATCAAAACGAGTTCAAAGTATCCTTCCAAGTTGCTTGTTGTTTCAATTGTCATGTCAGCTACTTTCTGCGAACCTTCATCGAACGCATCGTCGTTGTCAAGAGTAGCTTTTATTATTGCATCGAAAATTTTATTATTTTGGGTATCTATTACCCAACCATAGACCACGCAAAGATCGGGTCCCGGAGGGGCCGATGGACTGAAGAGCGTAGCATGCACCGTCAGCGATGTCCCGCCAACCGGGACGGTCAAATCGGTGTAAGTCGGGAAGTCCCAGAATGGCTTTCGGATCTTGACCTTATAGTTGCCCGGAGCCAAATTAAATATTGCCGTCCCGTTAGCATCGCTGTCCTCGTCCCGGTAGAGCCGGGTGGAATTGCTCTCGTCCCAGATTTCAAAATATGCCTCGGGAATGGGATTCTCAGTAGTAGTCTCCTTCGCGTAGATGGTAGCTGTCTCAGACCCGGAGCCCTGCTGGAGACTTTCCACGCCGTCGAAGATATTGTCTGTTCCTTTAGTTCCCGCTGCTTTGGCGACAGTTGAATCCTTGGCCATGTCAGAAAAATCGTATGGATTATGCTCCATAACCTTAATGACAGCAGCCCCATCAAAACACCCGCCGTCTACATGTTCATTGATATGGATTTTCCATTCCCCATTAACATCACAAAAATTAGCCGGTATATGGAGTCCATACCACCCGTTTTCTTGTTCGGTATAAGTTTCACCAGTAAGTGCCTTGATAGTATCATCCGGTGGTTTGCGAACAACCTCAGTAAAAGTCCCTAATGTTAATCCTGTCTTACCATGGCCATCAAACCCCATAATATAGATTTCTACATATGCTTCTGCATTCTTTTGAATTTCAAACTCTAATATCATACTTCTCTTCTCCTGCGGAAAATTGCAAGGTCAGGATCGAAATCTCCAACAAAAAAATCATCCATCACTTTGGTGCCGTAACCATTGACTCCAAAGAATATAAAACCTCTTATATCATTTATATTCGCATCTTGCAGGTCGAGATTAACTTTTTTCGGTGTGGACATATCATCAACATAAGCATCCCATGTTTTGGTGGTAAAATCTATTTTCGCTTTCACAATATGTGGTTCGTCGGGAGCAAAGGTCACGCCGGTAGAAACTATATTTGCACCATCTTGGACTATTATTTTATCAGGATAAAAGAGGATAGCTCCAAATCCAAACAATTGAGAAGCGAATGCTCCTCCAACATCAGTAATTTGAGAGCTTAAATATGGTAATGGCTGCCTACTCGCAAAAGATCCCCTAAGCCACTGGGTACCCCCTGCACCAAAACCATCCAGAAATCTTGCACATCCAGCAATTTGAGCGGCGCTAGCCGCAGCGTGAACTTCTTGCCCAGAGAAAATAGCAGCCGGCTCAACCGTCGGGTCGAGCCAACTACCCGGAACGGGATTAATCCACCCTTGCTGGCCCGGGAGTGGGCCAAGATCATAGTCAGGAGCATTGAAATTTGTTTGATAGCACAGCAATTTAACAATCTATATTTTTTTAGTTCAAATGAAAAAAATTCAACAATCAATCTCAGATAAATCAATTATATCCCTAAATTGTGCACTTGCTTGATCCGGCACGGTTCCCCGAACTGTCCATAAATAAATTCCGTCCTTTGTGATTTTAAAAGAATACCGCGATCCTTCCGGCTCAAGCTTACTGTTGGGAATCAATTCAAGTTCAAAATAACCTTCTTCGTTAGAGGAGGCCTCGTTAGTCATCTCCGCAATCTTTATCGAGTTCTTGAACGCGGATAAATCACTTAGTTCCGCAACAATACCAGCACCTGGAAGTTTCTGCCCATTTACTCCGTAAGCATATCCGTAAACTACGCACAAATTCGGGTCCGAGGGAACGGAGGGCAATAGTCTATCTCCGTGGATAGTGAGTTCGGTTCCCCCAGTTAAGACAATTAAATCCGTTATAAACGGAAAATTCCAATAAGGCTTCCGGAGCTTTACCTTGTAATTGCCCGGGTTGAGATTAAATTCCTGATTGCCGTTGTTATTGGAATCTTCGCCACTATGGAGTCTTACTGAATTACTTTCGTCCCAGATCTCATAGTCCACTTCGGGAATCGGCAGCTCGCTCCCGGTCTCTTTCGCATAGATTATCACCGGCTCGGAGCCTTCTCCGGCAGCCAGGCTGTCAATCTTGTCATAGACATCCTGTAGATCGTTCTTGACGACTTCAAAAGAAAAAGGAAACGATAGACGAAAGGTAATCCCAGAAATGATAATTTCAGTCTCTATCATTATCTTACGGTATCCCAACTCCGTTGCTGTATGAGTCCAGTAATATTCACCATTACCTGAAGGTAGAATTTCTACGACCATTACCGGGTCTAGAGAGAGGGAGTCGTTGGAGTAGACTGTATGGGCAAAATCACCAGGCAGTTTCCCAGTAACAGGCTGTCTTGTAAGTGGATTGAACAACTTTAAGCTACCACCATAGAGTGTATTTAATTTCATCAATTCACTCATGACATCTTCCCGAATCCTCCATTAGACAGATTACTTAAAAGCATCTCCCTAATCATAGATGTTGACGATATGGTTCCTATCTTATTAGAAAGTAATGCTCCGATATTCCTGAAAGGTGATTCGTCCGGATGAGCAAAAGTCCAGGAGGCTTCTTCGTTAGGCCAGGGCAGCTGCCTCCCCCATCCATCAAGCCCTCGCTCCAGGTCATCGTAAAGGCAGCCCCATAAGTGCCAGTGGTGCAGTGCGTCCGCTTGGTGGCAGGGCTCATCATTATCGTAAAACCTTGCACCTACAATAGCATGATCCCCGTGAGTCGAACTATTTGTAATTTCTATTCCGCGCTCACATTTAGATACGAAAGGATCCAGTAGGTAGTTAGCTTCAAATCCGTAGTCTGTTAATTTGAATGCAGTAGTTTTGTCAACCCCCCCTCCTATTCTATTGCCAGAAGCCTTACAATTAATAAATCCATTCCCTCCGAAAAATTCAAGATTCGGATCGACAGGATCGGCGGTAAGTTCAAAGCCAACCTGTCCTGGATCTTCATCAATAAGAAGCCAATCAGAACGAACGATTAGCGATCTGGCTGCATTTTTTAAACGATATCCAGAATCAATTCCATTACCTGAAACCAAAGCTCCTGAAACCAAACAATCCTCAATCGGTCGGAAAGGATTATAAATATCAATCCCTATCCCGGAACTAACATTAACGCCGAAATGGCCTATAATAGCCGTGAATATTTTATCAAGATGCACATTTTCCGTAAAGGCATATAATCCTAATCCAGGCAAGTGCACTCTTGAACTGTAAGCCCATACCTTATCCCCTTCGCCTGCTCTACATTCCAATAATGCCCGCGCAATTGTCAGGAAGGGACTTTCCTGTGTTCCGGAATTAGCATCATTGCCAATAGCAGGGTTAGCATTAGTATAAAAATTCCTACCATGATAGATTTGATGTATTGTAGACCATTCAAACATACTAACCCCTAAGATAATAGTTCGTTTATTTGGTCAAGTATCTTTTGATCTTCGGGACTTAGTTCACCCAGAGATTCTAAATATGCTTTGAGTTCAAGCAGCAGCGATTGACACCCATACTTGACAATAGATTCCTTAAATACTATTTGATGCACTATTTTGGATTTGAGCAAATTCCGCTTTGCTAATAAAGCTCCGCTGAGCTGAGTGCCCTCCATTAATTCACATAAAGACGGCACGCACGAAATGAGATATATCAGGATTTGTGCTAAATCCCCATGCTTCATATCTACTATTTTATCCGCGATGTCCAGGAGTTCATTTGGGGCAAACTGCGCCAGGAGAGGGTTAAGGTTATCAGCAAGACATTGTAACTTCTCGGCATTCCCGAGACACCAGGCCTGAGACGATATGAGGCTGCATAATTCCGGCATCTGCGGGCAAACGACTTCTTGCATTTTCGACTTCAATTTAGGAACATTAATCATTGTTTCCTCATTATCGAGCCTACCAGTCCCTGCCAGTGTTTAGCTTTTTGGATTATAGTTGGTTGCTCGGTATCGTTTATATCAACTTCCCATACCGCTTCGGGCACGAGGTCGATAGCGGTTTCCACCTGGGATTGACTAGCAGGGTCAGGAGGTAAGTTATCTGTCTTCGCCTTAATAGCTGTGGTATCTGATTTAATGTCATCAAGCTTCCCCTCATTGCCGTCTATCTCTGCAATGATTTCATCTTTATTGGTAGTAGCATTTGTCTCGGAGGTAGGGTCGATTGGGAGGTTATCCGTTTTAATTTTGACCCCGTTAATTAGGGTCTCATTGACATCCACCTCGGTAACTATCTCATTCTTATTCGCCGTAGCATTGGTCTCAGACGTCGGATCCGTCGGTAAATTATCAGTCTTTGCCTTTATTGCGGTTGCATCTACCTGAACTGAATCTATTTTGCCTTCATTAACATTTACCTCAGCTACGATCACATCCTTGTTAGCTGTGGCGTTGGCTTCACTCGCTGGATCAACGGGCAGGTTATCAGTTTTTGTTTTGATACTATCCACATTGCCGTCAACGATATCTATCTTTCCCTCGTTCTCGTTAACCTCAGCTACGATTGCGTTCCTGTTCGCAGTTGCATTAGCTTCGGAAGTTGGATCGACAGGCAGATTATCGGTTTTTGCCTTAATGGCGGTAACATCCCCCTGCACGGAATCTATTTTGGTTTCGTTATTATCTATCTCGACGATAATAGAGTCCTTATTGGCGGTCGCATTAGTTTCGCTCGTGGGGTTCGGGGGCAGGTTATCCGTCTTTGCTTTCACTCCCGTTATATCGGTCTTTAAACCAACAAGATAATTATCAAACATGATAAACCCATTGGAAATATAATATCGTGATAATGCAAGCAGCTTATCGACAGCATCATATACTTGCCATTCGTACCAACCGTCGTTCCAGAGTTCAATATCAAAAGTAGCGGATTCGTAGATATAGTTTTGCGGAGCACTTCGGGCAGGCATAGTTATTCTTGTATTAGCCGAATCGGTGGCAACGAAGGTATTGCCCCCTGTTACGAAATCATAATAATAAAGATCAGCATCCCGCACTATTCTGCCTATGATACTTAGTCCGGTTTTAGCAGCAGCGAATTGAATTTTTTCTAAATTAGCCATAAGTTAATCCAATCAATCTGTAACCCAAATCCTCACCCTTGCTTCGAGGCAGCAATCATCTTCCTTGGCCCGGTATACATCTATAGTAGTTGTTGTTAGATTTTCCCAATGCACCCCTTTATTTTTTTCCCATCGGTCACTCTCTCCTTCCCCGAGTGGGCCACCCCGGTAATGTAATTCTACCATATAACGGTCAGTACTACCACCTAAATTATGTGTTAAATTGACATAAGCATCAATGATAGTAGTAAACCAGCCGGAGTCATAATCCGGTAATGGAATAACTGCAACGGCTTCCGGTATTGGATTTGCAAACGCCATCTACCTCTTCACCTTAAACTATTACCCGGGATGTTCGTCAACTCAACCGTCTCCAATGGCTGCTTATTTTCTTTACCGCCCGGGCCTACCAGCCGATTAAGCAGCCCCTTCATTATAAACCCCGCCAGGAAAGCGACCCCGGTGAGGGTTAACATCACAAACTGCAGTGTTGTGTCATTGGTTAACAACCCAACTATGCTCATCGGGATACATATCAGGAAAAATATTAATAGAGCGATAACGAAGTCGGTCAACGTTATAGTCCTTTCAGCTTTTTGTATGCTTTGGAATACCCCTGCCAGAGCGCCAAACCCACACTCTCGTTAAATCCATCACAGTCCACATCAAGAAGCCGTAGCTCTCTGGGATTTGAAATGAACCCCGACTCTACTACGAAAGATAGATGTTTTGTCTTTCTGAGCGAATACAAATCTGGGCGCTCCTTGACCCCCCGGCTCTGGAGCCCAAGCTTTTCCAACTCCTCCAGCATTGCCCGGGCTACTATGGTATTCTCTGACAGTTTCCCTCGCCTGAACTTCCTATAAACACAGATCTCGCTCCCCTGGACAACCGAACTGGAAAAAGCATTCTGATGTAATTCTACCATGTCCGCCGAGAGAGAATTTGCCAGCAAGACGCGTTTCTCTAAAGTGAATTTCTTGGGACCTTTCATATCAATTACATCAATCAGCCCGGGCTTTACCTCACCGTTTGGAACTACAAGGGTTACCTGCACGCGTGTGCACAGGTCACTTGCCGCCCAGGCAATACAAAATCCAATCGCCTGCTGTAGATTGATCCAGCATTCCTTCTCGGAGGTCGGGGGGCCGAAGTCACCAACGATGTCTTCAGAGGGTTTACCGATAGCCCCGGTATCCTTACCAAGATGCCCAGGGATTATGAGAAGTTTATCTTTCATATCCACCCCCAACTATTTAGTTTCTAAAAAGTTAGGTTAAATCGAAAATACAGAAAGGATAGATTAGTCAAGTTATTGCGGATGGAGAAGAAAAATATAGACCTGAAAGGGCACTATTACCTCCTTGGGAAGTGCTAATATGGTTTGCTCTATCGAAGGCATATTTTTATTTTTAGTTTCTGCCATTAGTAATGATTCTGCTTAAAAAGGAATAATTAGCTTGACAAACTCTATTTTGCTATAATAGAATTAAAAAAATGAAGAAGCTTCTTTTATTCTGTCTTATTTTCCTTTTCAGTTGCGGCCCCGATTGCCCTCCTTGTCCTGATAAATCTAAGAATCTCAGTATCTCTGCAAAACACTGGAGAATCATTGAGTGCGCAGGACCGGAGTGGCCAGAATACATTAGAAATTATGTCCATTGTGCATACCATATTGATGAATTAATACATGAAGGTAAACCAAAAAATGGTCTTGCAAAATGTGACTGTGACAATATTTATATAAAATATTCCTCATTAACCTACGAATGTTCTGTTATTATTCACGAAACTGCTCATATAGAATCCTATTGCGATGATGACGAAAATTACCCATATCAAAAGCAAAGAGAATTTTATGATGATATGAGCAAAAACGATTGCTTTTTATTAACCTTTAAGCCTTCGCAATAGTTACATAACCTCCTCTTATCTCTGCACTATTAATATCTTTAACCTGGATATTTAAATAATTAGTCCCATCAGCAGTTACATCGGTTATGTCGATCTCCGCCGTTGTATTACCAGTTCCTTTACTTATGGATGTGGATGTATCTATATCACATTCAAGAACATCAATGTCCCTTGAGACACTTGAATATATCCTAACAGCAGTAGCTTTATATCCCATCGGTATAGGAATATTAGCATAAAAATCTACAGTAGCGTTCAAACTTGAAACAAAGCCGGCATAGAGCACTGCTGGATTACTAGCATCGTTTGAAGAAAAATCCCCTGAAAGTATCTTTATTGTGTCTTGATCTCCATGCCAACCATAAGATCCACCATCTGAGTGTAGTCCGCTTTCCTCATGTTCTTGATCCATTCGATAATCAGCAGTCCCATCGCCCCCATTTATAACTCCGCCATCTTTCCTAATAACAATATCGTTATCTGTTGTACCAGAGCTATCAACTAAAATGTTAGTGAATAGTCCTGCACCAACCTCAATCGCTTCTCCTTTCGCTACATTACTTCTCTTGCCAGATTCTATCTTGAAGGCATTAGTAACTGTTCCTGTGCTAAGATTGCCAACTCTAAGATTGAAATGGCTATTATTGCCCCCATTAAAAGATATCGCTGTCGTTACGGTGCCAGTATGTGACAAATCAAGTAAAATCTCTCCTACGGTCACAATTCCATCGCTAAACTGAAGGACAATCGCTAAATCTTCATCACACCAAAATTTCTTATTCTTTTGCTGCTGAAGCATGATGTTGGCCGGGATAACCATCGTGGCCCCAGTGATCTCCTCATCGACATTAATTAGAACCCGATCCCCGGCAGCCGGAGAATCGGCAATATAGGCAGCCAAGGTTAGGTAATCGCCCTTGTCGGCGGTATCAATAATCACATTGAACTCGGCTTCTCCTTCAAGCCTGTCTTGAAGTGTGGTCTTGCCATCCCGGGCAGTATTGACCTCCCCATCCACTTCTTCTATCCTTAGATCAAGAGACGCTTTTGCCCCATATACATCGGAGGTCCGCGCATCAATCACCTCCTGCTCAAAGTTATAAATACTTTCCAACAGCTTCTGGTCGGTCGTGCTGAAGGTCGGAATGCCCCCGCTATTACCCGTCGCCTTACCGACATAGATATAAGATTTATCTGTCCTTAAGTCGGTATCCCGCTTAATCGAGACTCCCCGCAAAGCTACCCAGTAGTCATTAACATTGGTAGAGATCGTATCCTGGCCGAGCTTCGCCGTTGTGGTAATCTTATTCTCGGAAGTCCCGCTACTCCATACTATCTGCTTCTCCTCGATCCAATCCACCGCAGATAGGGGATCAACTAACCAGACATAGACATATCGGTCCGTGTTATCCCGGGCCTCGGTTACGGAGTTGACAACCAGGGTCATCGTCCCATCCCCATTATCGGTAACGGAATCCGGGTGAGCCATCTCCCCGATGTCCTCCCGGAAATAGCGATATTCCGCCTGCCCACTCCGGGCCGCGATCTCGGCATCGTCTGGCACCTCAAACTGGTGCACCCCGACATGATAGTCGATGGCCGTGGTATTCTCAAAAGGCACATCTTTTTCATAACCGGAGCGAGGGATGGCTTGCTCTATAATATTGGACTCTTTATCCGCTCCCTTAAATGCCCCGACATCGATCTCGTCCGCAATATCGGAAGATAGCGTAACGGCTGAGAAGAAGCCACTTGATAGCCCTCCGGTAACGAAACTGGCAATCCCGTCCTTGATTAAGTTCTTAAGGTAAGTAATGATGTAGGTGCTGAACTCTTGCCAGGATAGGAACTTCTTGGAATAGACATTTGTGTATTTATCTCCGGTTGCCATGAATTACCTCCTCTATGCCGGCCCAACATTAATGGGAACTATCGGCAATTTCTGTAACCTAACCCAATCAATATAACATTTAGTATTAACGGTTCTTCTGAAACCCACCGTTCCCTGATTAGGAACGTCCGCCTTCGGCCAGTCCTTCTCTATAACTAAATCTCCGTCCAAATACCATTTGATAACAATGCGCTCCTCAGTCTCACCCTCGTATTGATGATCTATGACAATTGTCCAAGTAAACCAAGCTTCTGGAGGAATATAATAAGATGTCGTCGCCTCCACCGTCCAAGAATCGTTAATACGTTTCCAAATTGACGCTGTTTTTGTATCATTTCTGTAAATACAAAGTATTTGATCATCGTAAGTTCCAGAACCAGGATACATATATACGCTAATTCCAAATGTTTGATTGGAAGTCGATTGATGCTCTATCTTTACTCTCCATTTTGTTATATAGGATTTCCAATTAACTGCCTCATTTATATTAAATTTAACATGGCCACCCAACCCAAATCCGTAAACTAAAACCCCATTTTCTAAAGAAAGATTATCGCTTCCTTCGCAAACACTCCATCTATCAAACCCAACTGTAAACTGGTCAAATATATTACACAGAAATATATCAAACCGCTCACCGAGGGGTCTACATAAACGAAAAATATCGGCGAGTAAAGTCTGGTTTATGCTCTCATAAGTATCTTCAACAAAAGCAATGGAGTAGTGCTCATCTCTTGCGGCCGCCCCAACCTCCTCTACGAAAAACGGATCGTCTCCCAGCCACTCTTCCCCGAAATATGTTTTGCCCTCCTCGTATCTTAAATGAAACCAGTCGAATATCTGTGGGTCTCTACCAACAAGAGATCTAACGGTGCCCTCAAGCCCGCTAGGGACTCCCTTACTTTTCCACATCGGAATGGCAAGGCCGAGAAGTCGTCGCAGGTCATCGTAATCAAGCTCCTGGACGATGTAATCAAGATCCCGTGTAAATCCGACATGCCAGAGTAGATATCTAAGAGCCTCATCCGGGGTGAGTTCCCAATCGAATAACTGCTTGACACTCTGAATCTTATCCCATGTCGTGTTCGCAACGTTCTGCGGCCCCTTCAGATACCGTTCCAAAAATTTGGTTTTTTGATCCTGAAGCCGGATGGGCTCGATTATAAAATCGTAGATGTTAAACGGGTAAGGCATAAATTCCTCTATAATTCTTTAGGCACAGAGTTTTTTTCACGGATTCACTGTTATACTGAGCGTCCCAACTTTCGGTAGTTCGTTCACGGTCAGGACAACATTAGCGGCCGGGGCTGTGAGTTCTACCTGTCTCACACCAGCCACGATAAATATCTGGGCTATGATCCTTGATGTCGGGACAGTCTCCCCAAAATCCCATTCCCAACGCAGGCCGTCCGCCGTTCTTGCCTCCGGGTCGAGCAGCACCTTCAAAGCCGTCTCAATCAAGTCCTTCTTACCCCCATAGACCGTCGCCGTAACATCTATTATCTTGGGAGTATAGTTATCAACATAGACTCGTTGATTTAGAACCAGTACTCCGTCCTTGCCCGTCAGGAGGTTGCCGTTGAAATACTCCTCAAGCTCGGTTTGCTGAGCTTCGCTGAGCGTTGCCCCCCCCGTGCCCACTACTACACATAACACCGTCTTGGCCCCGTAGGCTTCTTCCACCGCCCGGGCTCTACTCACCAGCTTCGATCCCTCCTCCGTCGTGTAGGCAACTGCCAAATCCCTGACATCCGAGGGTCCGACCGCCCTCTCAAGAGTCCTCACACTAGCCGGGCCTTCAAGCTTAGCTATTTCAAGCAGAGCAGGCGTGGAGCCCTCCTTTGCCGTCCATCCGATTGCCTGCCTGGGATTGACAATATCCGTTACGAAGGATATCCCGGATTTATTCACCCCAATCGTCCCAGCCCCCACATTACCATCCTCCTCCGCATTGATTCGATATTCCGAGCGGATAGTATTCCCCGATGGCGGGATTCTCCCGCTTACCCCGTCGCTGAATGTTGCCGTAGCTATTCCATCATCATCAACCGACAGGATATAATGCCCATCCCCGGGGCCGGAATTAAGAAAGTTTCGGACTTCCGTCCACAACCCATCGTCAACATAGACTTTCTGGGAACCGCCTATCAACGGCCCCTGGGTAAATGTAAACGACTGATTAGCCTGGCCGTTAGAGGTCCCGAGGGGATCGTCCTCTACCGTGAGCCCCTGGGTAAATGAGTGCATGATATGCTGATTGCCGGTATCGACCTTAAGCCGGTCGATACTCGGTCCGGCAGGAGAACTCACGCTGATAATACGGTATCTCATCCAGTATGCTTCGTAAGCATTGATCTCGCCCCTTGCCCACCGTTTCGTTAGTGTCTGGGGCAGGTCATAATCCACATCTCCGTCTTGACTTAGATTGGCGGTTCCGTCTGTTTCTTCGAGGCTATGCCACTGCGATCCAACGACATATTGGTTAGCCTCTTCGGAAGGGCTGGTTTGCCCGAGGAACCCGGTAGTTTCGGCGTAATTGATGTCCCCGGCTCCCCACTCGGCGATCCCGGGATCCCCCCACTGTGATGTCATTTCCTCGTAGGCTGAGGTGGATATGAGAATTAACCTGACAACCGCTCCAGACCGATCATTGGCACCCAATAAGGAAGTGAGATCAACCACCAGCTTATCCCCATCTATTTTGACCCTTGAGGGATTAACATCGGACCACTCACCGTCGTAGTACTCCCATATCCCCGTGAGCCCACTGCCCCCGGTTTGAAATATTACGTTAAGTTTATCCCACATGATCCCCTCGTGGCCGACATACAACTTGTCTCCGGCTGCCGGGGTCGCCCAGGGAGAGAAATAGGATGCATCGGTATTAGCTTCCGTAGTGTAGTCCGTGTAAGTAGTGTCTTCCAGAGCGAACACCTTACTAACTTGATCGGTCCTCTCGATGTTAAGCCCAAGTAAATCCTCGAACGCGATCGCCGGCTGCTCCTCGGAATATTCCGTTGCAACTCGTGATAAAATCGGGAGGATCTGAAATGAAGAGGTAAATAATTTAGTCAGCTTCATTACGATCTCGGTAACCGCGGGAGAAGCCTCGCTCAGTTCATAATCAATCATCTTCAGGTGTGATGCAACGCTCTGTCGTAGCTGGGCGGTTGGGAGAAGCGTTTCCTTAGCAATAAAGTCAAGGAGCACATTATTCTGGTGGGCTACCAGGGCGAAGGCCCGCTCTAACTGGATATAGGGCTCTAATGGGTTCTCGTCGGTGATCTCCGGCACATTAGATCTGCGATAGTTAATCAACGCCCGGAGAATATCGGCGTAGTAAAATGTGCTGAATTTAAAGTCGGGAACCTGAATTAGCTCGTCACTCAATTTCTCGCCCCTCCCGTGCACGCGTGTGCACGGCTTAGTTTAATTTCCATTTTAGGTTGCCGGAACAGACACATGCTGATTGCTCACATCAAATATGTGACAACTCCGTCAGCTAAAGCAGGCGGCTTCCGTACTATGCACGAGGCGTTGTCCACGCCCAAGAATATTTAACGATGAGTTGAAATCACGAGGGACCTTAAAGCTACACCGAGGACAATGATGAATTCTCACACTCAAATCTTTCGGAACAATTTCCCCGCAATTAGAACATTCTTGCGTAGTTCCTTTTGGGTTGACTTTAACAAACACCCTACCAGCCTCTTCCGCTTTGTAGGCCGTGAAGTTAAAGAACAAAGACCACGCAGCATCGTTGATATACTTGTTGAGAACCTTAAAATTATTATTGACCATTTCTCTGGGTTTGAGATCCTCGACAAAGATAAAACCAAATTGGTTCACGATTTTTCTACTCAGTTTATGCAGAAAGTCTTTGCGCTGGTTACTTACTTTTTCATGCAGCTGGGCCAATTTTCTTTTGGTCTTGCGAGTCCGCTTTTCAGAGTGTTGTTGCTGAAGAGCTTTCAGCTTATTTTCGCTTTGCTTCAAGTGTTTCGGGTTGTCAATAACTTGACCATCGGACATAACGGCGAAGGACTTAATACCGACATCAATACCTATCTCTTTGGTGGAGGCTGGAAGGATTGCTCTTGGGACTCCATTGCAAGAAAAAGAAACATAGAATCGCCCGTTTTGCCTTTTAATTGTAATAGTTTTGATTGTTCCTTTTAAGTTTCTATGGAGCTTAATTCTGATATGGCCAATATTCTGAATATAAAGTTTTCCATTCTGAAGCTTGACACCATCTCCATAGGTTGGAAATGTAATCGAGTTAAATCTATCCTCTCCTTTAAATCGGGGAAATCCAGGTTTTTCGCCTTGGGGGATGCGTCTAAAGAAGCCTTGAAAAGCTTTGTCAAGTTGCCGGAGTATATTTTGAGAGCAAGAATAATTAAGCTGAGCAATGCCTTTGTTAAAGCCGCGAATTTCTTTAAGGCTATTAGCTTGGTCGTAATAGTTAATAGATTTACGCCATTGTTTATAGCAGATAATTCTTTGTTCAAGAGCGCAGTTATAAAGAAAGCGGGCCGAGTCAAGCAGTTGGCTCAGCTTTAGTTCCTGAATTTTATTAGTGAAAAGCCTATATCTAAAAGATTTTCTCATAATCATCTTCCTCTATTCCAATGCAAGTTCCCTTTTAATTAAGGCATTATGGAAAAATAGAGTTCCGATTCCTTTTCAGCTTCTAAATCAATGTACTTGATGTGTGCCGTCAACTTACCGTCTCCCCGTTCAAACTCAATGGGCGGTGAAAGTTTGGCCCGGCCCCGGAGTTCAAAGGTCTTGAACACAGCCTTTATCGCATCCCGGGCAGCCCCTTCCGCAGCGGGCGAGGTTATGTCAAATATCAATGTCGGATCGAGGCCCAGGTCAGCCTGAAACGGATTATTGCTCGAGCAGATAGACAGCCCTGCCCGCAGTAGCTTTTCTAACTGCTCAGTCCCGCTCAGAGTTTTTGCCCGGCCATATTGATCAACACCTAATGGTAATGCAAGTCCTTTTGGCATGATTCTTAAGATATAAGACCGCTGTTTTTTAATTAACAGCGTTCAAGCAACTTTCTCCCCTAACCTTAAGTAATCCCCCCTGTCGCCGTTCCGGTGTGGCTGGAAGCTGGTGGATTCCCTTGGTTGTCAACTAAGCCCGAGGGATCGTCAATGGTTATCTCAGCATTGTTTTTAAAATGGTCTATCACGGCATTTCCAAGGGCTCTGAACATAGCGGTTCTGTCAGCAGGATCCTCGGCAGTGACCGCAACTCTCATTTCATCGCCCAAATTATCTCCATTAAGTGCCATAGGGGTCTCTCCTTTTTTTACTTCTTAGCTCTCACCACACTGGATACATCAATATGCTTCTGACCTGTAAATGGATCAATGGACTGTCCCGTTACCACCCCATCCAGAGCAACCAGATTATCATCTCCCAGCATGATCCCCTGGGCCGTGATCTTCAACTGGCCCAGGATCTCAATTAGCTTATCCTTGATGACCTTCTCTACCCAGTCCCCATTCTTTTTCAGTTCAAAGCCGGTTCCGCCCTCGTGAAATAATTCCAGCAACTCGCCCCCGGGGCTATCGTCGAATATGAGGCGCCCCGATAAAAGCTTAATCCCCTTTTTATGAGGATAATTACTAAGAAATTCCGAAGGCACTTCATTAATGTCAGAATACAGCATCGCCCGGTATCGCACCCTGCTCTCCACGATCTTATCCCGACCCTGGGCAACCTCGATCTCGATCTGAGTTCCGGGTGGGGGCACAAAAAACATCCCGTATCCATTCGTAGCATAATGGAATGAGGGAGCCGCTGGAATGGGGTATTCCGAGCCGTCCTCAAGCAAGGTTTCGCACTTGAACATAACCTCGCCCCGGCGGAATGGCTTCCCGTCCGGGCCAACCAGGTTGTTAGTTACCTCGCCGATATGTATTTCTTTGACCATTGTCCCTTACAAAAATTAGACTTTTTTCACTCAATAATCTTCCGTGCCCTGAAATCAAGGCTGTACCCAATCCCATCCCCAGGCATCTTGTGATTGACTTCCGCAAAGAGGTACTTACCGGAGAACCTATTCCCTAGGCCGAGAAGATTATGCACCTGACGAGCCCTTATCTTCTCGATCCCTACGGTTTGCCCCCGCCCGGACAGAAACGCCTCTTTACCCCTCCGCAGTATGGACTCCGCCAGAGCTTGCGCCGTCGGCTCGTCCGCTATCTGCGGCGCGGTGATCACCTTGATCCGCTTGCCGAACTCAGCTGCAAGACATGTTTCCAACCCACTCTCTATAACCTGTGATAGGATCGATTCCGTTCCCCCCTCGGTGAACTTCGCCTTCTCCCCTTCCTTATCCTCCACGATTCGGATGATAATGGGGATCCCCCGCTCTTCGTCCCAGCCTACCAATTCGATTTCCGTAAAAACCCCGCTCAGGGTAAAATCGGGTTTAAAGGAAAATAATGTAGTCTCATCGCCCTTGTCGTAGAATAGATTATATACCGCTGCGGGCCTGACCTCCGGGGTTCTGAAATATAAATCCCATCGCTTGGACTGCGTGTTAAATGTTACAAAGAATTCAAAGCCGTGAAATTCCGCCAGTGTTTTAATGAACTCAAAGTCGCTAATATTGGAAGCCTGGGGAGTAAATTTCTTAAGCTTTGTGTTCTCTATATTATCGGTTCCGAACTTATAGCTACGTGCTATCTCAGCTACAAAATCACTATGGGGTGCATCCCGCCAGTTTTTCGTCTTATGCTTCGGATTCTTTGGGGACGCCATTCTATGAGCACCTGAAAAGGCAATGACATCCAAGGTAGGAACTGCACTTTTAGGAAAGTCCGGCTCCCAATTGACTACTTCACAGCGGGTCATCCAGTCAAGAACATCGCCATACCCCATAAACAAGTCAATAACATTACCTTCCGCTAACACCTTGGAATCCGAAAACCGGGGACGGACCGCCGTTCGATAATCACCTTCCGTGTTCACATTGTCGAGCTTGATCCGCACTTCATCCATCAGGTCTTCGCTCTCACTGAATTCGACCGAGTTAATGCCGGCAAGCACATCTTCCTGGAGAGGGATGCCATTTACCTCGATCTGATACCGGGGAGCTAAATCGTCAAATTGAGCCATAATTCCTCAAATATTATAAAGATAGCGGGTCTCACCCCTCGCTGCAAACAAATTCTCTCTTTGGCTTTTGCCATTGCCCAGGGCTATTGAACTAGGTGCTACACGCGCCCTCACCGTGGGATGATCGGCGGGAAGGATCTTCAGCGTCTCCCCCGCCTCCAGGGTATCGCCTACCCCCGGATTTTCCGCCTTGATAATGACTCCCTTTAACGGATCTCTATACTCCCGCTGTGCCACTTGCTCAAACATGTCGTTATCGAGAGTTTTGATATACCGAGTTGACGGTGCTGGTTGCTCCGCCGAAGTCTGGGGCTGCTCCTCAACACTGAATGGCACATATCTAATCAGGCTAATCCTCGCCTCGAATGAACGGAGCGATCCGTCTTTTCTTAACTCTGCGATCCTTACTCCACCAACCGAGCTGACAACCACCAGGTCATTGAGTGCCTCAACATGTCCTACTGAAAAGCGACACACGGGGGGTCGTTTCAGGTCGGGTGCCCTCTCGGTAAGTTTCAGTATTCCCTCGAGTGCCTCCTCAATCCTCTTGGTGGTATCACGAGCGAAGATTAGGGCATCAAATGAAAACCGCCTTCCATTGCCGTGCAGAAACTGGAGCACGGGATTTAACCTGTTAAGCCCTGTGGTCTCCCCGAACGTTGAACCCGCATTAAGCGTAAGGTTCTCCGGGGCGAAGTGTCCCTCGATAACCGTTCCTTTATGATCAAGGTCCTCGAGTTTCCAGGGCCAGGTCTTACCAAATAATCCACCTAATATCGGCACGCCCATTTAGGCTACACCCCCTTCAGCGATTGCCCGGAGTCCTCCAGCCCCCAGGTCTAATCCCACCCTTTCCGCCAGATTGGATTTCACCCTGTCAACAGCCCGGGCGATCTCCCGACCATCAAGAATAACATGCGTATGGATTACTACCTCTGGCATAGTTGCTGGGGTTGGCTCGGCAATTCTCATCGGGGGGGTGGGACCGGGGGTTACCGGCAGGGGCCCCATCTGTCCAGCGGGAACTGCTTTCCTCGGTTCTACTCCCGGAACGAATCCTCTCCGCGCCTCGGCAGGAAGGGCTCCAAATAATTCACCGACCTTCTTTGTGACAACCTCCGTGGGGGTATATTTCGTAATCTCGGCTATATCCATTTTCGCCTGAGCAGCTAACTTGGCCTGATCAAGAAGTTCCCTCGGAATTTTAGTAACCTCCCCCAACTTCCCGAGTTGTCCGAGCCCAAAACCAATCCACTTAACAAAATCCTTTAGGGTTGCAACCGTTTCACTCTGCATAAAGGCAGCAAGGCTTCGCATTGCACCTTCAATTCCCTTAACCGCCGCAGTTAGAGTAACCGCCGCTTCCCTCGCACTCCCCGTCAGGCCCATCCATTCCCTTAGCTGCTCGCCCGTCATTTCCCCTGGTTCTTTAAGAAGTCGAAGGGCCGTTGCTACACTCCCAATCCAATCCGTTGCATTCTTTGTCCATTCCCGGGTGATGGGTGCGAGATATTCGCCTATCTCGATCCGGAATCCCTCGGTAGCAGACTTCAACAGGGTGAACTGCCCCGCCAGGGTCTCCATCCGAATATCCGCCATTCGCTTGGCCGCGCCTTCGGAATTACCGAGATCGGTGGCTAAGTCCTGAAGCGCTCGACCTCCGACTGCGGCAAACGCACTGTAAGCTTTAGCCCCCCTAATACCAAACAGTTCCTGAATAGTTGCCGACCGCTTCGCCTCATCGCTAATCCCAGAAATAGCCTTTGCAAATTTATCTATGAGCACCGGCATGGGTTTGAACTTGCCCGCTGCGTCAGTTAAGGAAATATTGTGCATCTGCATAAACTTAGTAGCCTTCGCAGAAGGCTTTACCATCCTGACCAGCATAGCAGTCAACGATGTCCCGCCCGTTGTCGCCTTCAACCCGCTATCGGCCAGCTTACCGAACATTGCCGCCGTCATCTCAAGCGGTATTCCCAGGATCCTTGCCTGTGCACCCCCATAGCGAAATGCCTCACCCAGCATCTGCATATTGGTATTAGACTTTGCAGAAGCCAGGGCCAGCACATCCACTACCCGGGCGGTCTCCGTTGCTTCAAGTCCCATAATCCTCAGTGAATTACTGCTGATATCCGCTGCCTCGGCGATCCCCATTCCCTCCGCCGCCGCGGCACTCAACACCGCGGGAATCGCCGACATTACTTCCCTTGCATTGAACCCAGCCCGGGTGAATAACTCCATCGCTTCCGCCGATTCGGTCGCGGTGAACTTGGTTGTAGCACCAAGTTGTTTGGCCAGACTCGTCATCTCCTTAAACTCAGGCTCGGTCGCGGTTACCGCAACAGCCCTAACTCCGGCCATAGCCTGCTCAAAATCGGCGTATGACTTGACCATCAGGCCGCCAACCGCGGCAACCGCAGCTCCCGCAATCGCTAACTGACGGAAGCTTGGGAGCATCCACTTGACACCCCTGCCAGCTAATCTTGCAGATTTAGTTAGCATGGTAAAAGAGCGCGAAGCGCGTCCCATCGATGCAACCCCCTTGCGTTCATCGAATGTGAGCCGTGCTCCCATGCCTATGTTACGAAAGGCCATAATTATTCCTTATTACCCCTTAGTATCCCTTTCCCTCTGCTCCACTAAACGCTCCCACCACCAGGATCGTTCGGCGGGCGTCATGTTCTCAACCGCTTCAAGGCTCAACCCCGGAATATGATAGACCAGTTTAAAACACTCCTCCCTTAACTCCTCGGCTGACCCGATAGGGAGGAATGTGCGAAAAAAGAATCATAGTTCCAATCAAGCCCTTTAAAGAACTCATTTTCACAGGCAGGACACTCACCGCTAATTACCATAGTCGCACCGGCGTTAAGCCGCTCAAGATGCGCTTTGATCTCCTCGATATCCACTTTCCACAGTTCGTCAAGAACATTATCGCTGAGAACGAACTGGGGAGGTGTATCCGCATTGTCGCCATACCTGATGACGCTATCCTTAAATAACTCCGCCTTTAGTTCCCCGTCATTCGCACTGGTAGAGATCTTCATATTTTCCATAACATTCCAGACATTTGGGCGAAGCCAGAGTTGTTTGCGGAGCTCTCCCCCGATCTCTAACCCTTTCCGTAGTTCTACCATCTGCACTAATTCCGATGGGTCCTCGATATCCTCATATACCATGACATCAAGCGTTTCAAGATCGGCTCTGAAGCTGAATTTCTTCTTACAGGATGGGCAGATAATATCCAGGTGTAAGTCCCGCCCCAGGGCCTGATACCGGAGATAAACATAAACATATAGCACATCCGAAAGATACATCTGGTTTACGAAAAGCCTCCGTTCCTCATAGGGTTTGTTCTCGAAGTCAACACCTCCTATGCTGGTAATCATCAAGGCTAATAGTTCGGAGCCGAATTTTCCCATATTTAAGCCCTCTTCCCGTTCCCGGATTTGTCCGATCTGACGTTCCTCTTTCATTCGCCAGGGGCGCAAACTAAATTCCTTGCAAAATGTTCCTTCTTGGGAAAAGACTCCGATAGGTAAAACATTTTGCAAGTCCTTGAGATTAGTTTTTCTCATTAGAACCTCCAATCAATGTTTTAGATTTAGATGAGTCCTGGTGACTCTCTCTTTCACCTGCCAGACGTAATGATAAGCGTTTTACGAATAATTCACCATTACTTCTATATCGGCAGCATGTCATCCGCTTTAAATGTCCACTCGATTACCGCGGGCTCGCCCTCGTTAATCTTATCAAGATCTGGCGTTTTTCTCTTGCTGACATAAAGAGCGACCAGGGTAAAGGAACGGAAATTACCCCCACTTAAACTCTTATGAATCAGGGTCGCAGCTTTTTTATACAACGGCGAGACCGGATCCTGCCCCTCCTTAAACCAGAGTTCAAGAGCAAGTTGATCGTTAGTGTGGTGCATCATCGTCTCGGCAGTAAATTCCACCGGGGTAGTGTTGCCTCCCGATGCGGTGGTCCGGTCTGGAAGGTCGACAGTTTGCAGCTCTTGCTCAAGCCCTGCTATCTTAGAGAAATACATGGGCGGCAAACCGACCACCAAAAGCGTGAAATTACTGATCGGCATGTGATCCGGTAAAACTTCTCCTCTCATGATCTCACCTCCTTACTCTATTTTCCAAAAACTAAATTTACTTTTTTTCCTGAACTAAACTACATTATCCCAGAAATTCGGGGGCAAAGACTTCTCCACCAATTTTGCCCTAATATCCTCATGGCTAAGAGTCTTCAGCTTTTTTCCATCCGGGAGAGTTAGAACATGCTCATGCTGCCCGCCTTGTGCTTTGTTGTCCGGTTCTACCTCGTGTTCATGCTCTCCACCATTTGGCTCAGTAAAAGCCCATTTAGCATCGGTTGTTAGATACGCATGGGCGTGGTCTCCCTTGCTGGTAACTTCTCGATCTTTAATCTCGTGGCCGTGCTCTCCGCCATCAAGAACGGTTTTTAGATCCTCACAAATGTGGCTATGGTTTCCATCGGTCATTGTGGTCTTGGACGCGGTTGAATGCCAATGGGCTCCCGCTCGGCGGCCGGCCCAACCCATGTATGACGATTCACTTTTCATTCTACTTTCTCCTTTCCCTTTTTAAATCCTACTCGACGGACTCGAAGATACCTCGCTTGTTCACAGTCATGATAAATCTCTCTACGGTGTCGGGCAGCCGTAATGCGATCTCAGCATACATATCGCCCGCAGCCCGGGCCTCCGGGGTATTGATTTCCGCATCTACCTTGATATCGCAGGCCTCGTCAAAGGTGTAGTTTCTGTCCAGGGCCCTTTTGGAATACTCGATTAGGAAGTACGCCCGGAGAGTTGTTATCGCCTGGGCTCGTGTTTCCGGATCGTGTATCGCAAAAATAATCCAATCGAAATTCTCCTGCAGCACATGCTCATAATAACTCATCTGCTCCCGCTGGTGCTTCCATTTCCAACCCGGATCCAAGGCCAGGGTTCTATCTCCCCAGACGATACAGTTTCCCCCCTTGAATTTTATAATTTGCAATCCCTGGGGATTGAGAAGTTCCTCATCGCCGGGGAATAGTGTAACGGGTAGCTTGAGAACCCTGCTTAGGATTACGTCAATTCCCGCGGCGGCTTTGTGATATCCGCCCCAATCCCGGGCGACCCCGGCCTCCCTCCCCTGGATGGAACCAGTAAGAGAAATTTGCTTCAGCCCCTCGCCGTCCGGGTTGCTGACATCTCCGTAGCTCGGAAAGGCTCCGACCATAGAATCGTTCCTTCCGATGGTATCGTTTACATACTTTTCGGCGGCCGAGGAAGTCACTATATTGGCGGGTACCTCGATCCGGAATTGATAATTAAGAGCATAGGCGAGGGCAACTCCTGCCTTCTGCACTGCGGTCGCAGTCACCCCGGGACAAGCCATTTTAAGCAGCCCTATGTTCGCGTTAGATAATTCATTCACCGGCGAGGTGCTGATGTTCAACAGGGCATTATAATCAGAGTCCGCAATATCTGCGATACCATCATAGCCAAGCCCGAGTTCCTCCGGTGCAACTACCATAAAGGTATCCCCGGTTTCAAAGTCTCCGTCCTGGGTGAGGTCTTCGCCGGCGCCTATGTCGATCTCGGTCTCCGTGTTCGCTACGATCCGAAAATACACTCTCCGATCTTCCTTGCCTCCTTCGTTGGCATCAATAAGACATGGGTATATCCTCCCACCTACCAACTTACCCTCCTCGAATGGTCTGACATCGATTACAATCGTATCCCCGATTATCCACGCCGTTCCCCCGTCTGTAATCGTGAACCCTATTCCCAAAGGGCTCGGGGCGGTATAAGCCGAAGCGGAAGTCGCGTCAGCCAGATCATCAAGGGGTGCAATAGTTGACTTTACTGTGAAAGTTCCCGTAGGGCCTCCGGAGGTACACTCCAGGGTAATTACCTGTGGCTTAACATCCGCTCCGTAAGTGAATGTCCCTACCGTGCCGTCCCCGGTATTCCCCGAATCGTAGGCGGGAATTGCCGCCTCGAATGTCAGCTTCGTCGTCGCAATGGTCTTATTTACTCCGTAATGCGTCGCCGGGCGGCTCTCAGCCGTCCTCGCCCCGGTTACCAGGTCTTCAACCTCGATCTCGAAGTTTCCGGTATCATCGTTGATGACATTGATAAAATAATTCGAGGCTTCGGGATCCATATTCAGGTTAGGATACTCGGGGCCCAGCACCCCGTCCACATAGATCCGCAAACCCCACTCGGTGGTCGGATTGAGCAGCCCGTCCATGATCTCCAACGCTAAGTGCTTCTCCCCGTTCCCCAACACAACCGTAAAGGTATAGTCCTCCGCCGCTCCGAAATTGCAGTCGGTCGCCATCTTGCTATCCGCCGTTACAGTCAGTTCAAGCTCGGTAGTCGAGTTCGCCAGAGTAGAGCTTATTACGGTGTAGCTCTTACTGGTTTTCATGAAAGTCAATACCGCACCCTTAAACATATCCTTCGGGATCTCGGTAGTAGGCTGCCACGAGGTCTTCAATACCGTCTCGGTAAGATCGGTTGCATAGTCAACGATATCCGCAAAGAAGACCCTCTTCTTACCCCCCCAGCTTCCGCCATTCTTTGCCGTCACCTTAATTACATCCGCCCGGGTAGAGGCCCGATTTTTCAAGGTTAGTTCGGACTTTACCTCCGAGCCGTCAGTAACCCGGACACCGTAGAGTCGCCCTGCACCCCTTCCGCTATCAAAATAATCCTGTGCTGCGTCGGGTAGCAGGGAATCCGGTATCCTCCCCCCCATCCGCCGGGTAAACTCAGGCTTGGTAAGACAGGCATTAAGTTCCCCAACCTCACCTTTCTCGGTGATTCCAAAGTAACAAACGGGGCCGAGGACAGCCGGGGAAACTGCACGCTCAGGCGCCTTCTCTATTATACCGACCCCCGGGGCGTTAACCGGTCCGAATCGTCTTTGTGCCATAACACCTACCTCCTTTTAAGTTTCACCTAAGTAACATAGTTAAGTTAAATGTTTTTATCAAATCCACTCCCCCACCCGGGGATAAATAGTTAGGAACCCATTTCACCTGAAAATTACATTCTCCCTGGATTACGCCGGAGAGGTTGGCACGATAGTTAGAGGAATACTTACTCGTCTGCACTAAGTCGAGATCGACATCGAGAGCATCCCAGTGCAGAATGGGATTACTCCTAAAGTAACTCTTGATCGCATTCGCTAACCTTAGCTGGTCGGTAAGCTTGTCGGTGATACATAAAAAGAGAAAAGACCACACTTCATTTAAGGGCGGGGCCATCTGCCAGCCTTCATTATTTACCTTGTCCTTAATCGTTTCACCATCATAGGATTGAAGACTTTCGGTGACTGTGAGGTCATCCAAAATCAGGGCCGGCACCTTCGCCAGTTCTGTATAGTCCTGTCCGGTTGTTATCGCCACCTCCGGTTCACATTCAAGCCTCAAAAGAACTTCATGCTCCGAGGTGATTGAACCAGTAAAGGTCACTCGCTTAGTTACCGGATCGTAACTGGAAACTATGTTAATCGTCAGGTTCGGGTCATCGGTCAGATCGTATCCTACGGCACAATCTTTGATATTCAACCCCCCCAGATCTTCACCCGCCAGATCAACATATGATTGAGAAGAAAACATATCTAATTTCAAATCGGCGTCGAAGTGTATCCCCGCCTTCAATGAGGGCACTAACGCTCGGAGCAGCCAGCTTTCCTGAAAACTGATGTCCGCTTCCATAAGCAACTTGTGTCCTTGGAGCTTCGGGGTCACGTTGCGGTCGACCGTTTTCAGCCAGGTCGCTATCCGGATCGCATGGGGGTTGTTACCCCCAAAGGAAAGAGTCTCGATATTCTCATTAATTTCTTGCTCGGTATTCCACGGGGCAGTCCATACACCCTCGCCCTTGTCCTCCCAGATCGAACCCGTCCAATGCCAAGTATGATTAGTCTTATCAACCAGACGATGAAATATTGAAGTACCATCGGGCTTATACGTTAGTTCTTCAAATTTTAGCCACTTCCTCTGAGATGTGGGCTCAATGTAGGGAGCCAGAACATAAATCGGATCCTCGGATACCGGGTAATATCCCAGGCTGTCTTTTTTCAGCACCACTCGGTTAGTTACCGGATCCAGGCGAATCTTATCCGTGTCGCTGAACTCGATCTTCGGCCTGGCTGTCTCCGGGAATTCAACTAATTTAATGATCTTAATTATGCTCATAATGTGAAACATGGAAATCGCCAGCAAAAAGATGGCGATAGTTTATACCCGCCCCCGATAGCGTCCTGGTCTTTCATTAATTATTGCATCCATAACTTTAAGGCAGTTCTCTTTAAATACATCAATTACTTTGGTATCGTCAGTCACATCCGTTATGAACGGCCTCCGGGTGAAGGACAAAAACTTTGTATCGGGTTTCAGGGGGAACCATTTACCGGGGAACTTAATTGACATTGCCAGGAAATAACGGCGCATCTTGGGAGTTACCTTAATGGGACCTCTCCAATAGTGCAGAATAGCGGCGACATTAGCAAGCTTTCTCCTGCCTTTTTTAGCCGTCCGGAGAACACCTATGAACACTTCCCGCTTTTCAATGGGCTTCTTTACAGCAATTGCTCTATATAGATCTCCCTTATCAACAAGCGGCACATCGCTTCCCTTTAAAGCCACAGTCATTGGGCGGTTAGGTGCATATTTCTTATCGGCGATTCTTTTCCGGATCTCACCCCGAACCATTTCCCCGGAAGCCAGCAGGCACCGCTTTACCTCGGGATCGTAACTCTTAGGCCTCGAGAGGGCAATAAGCACCTGTCCAAAAGTTCCCCAGTCGCCTGTTAATTTAATGTCAGCCATACTTCACGTTCTCGGATTTCTATCACCGAAATAAGCTTGCAGCAAAGTAGCTCCGCCCTGATCAGGATAGTGCCCCGCCGGGGTTCTACCAAGAATAAATAACTCAACATCATCATGTCCGATCTTGATAATTTTATCCCCTCTATTTATTATGATAGATTTTCCGATTAAATCATTTCGTCTGAATAACAAATACCCCCGGGCCTCCTCCGATATCCCCTGCTTCCCAGGAATTGGTTCATCCTTTACCGACCAAGAGACTTGAGCTTCAAGTTTCTGCACTACACTCCGGCCTATCGTTCTAACAGCCTCCCTCGCGTCATCATCATAGGCTGTTTTTCCCTTATCGATCTGCTCGATTTCAACCGGTATCGGATGTATCAGGTCAGGGTCCATTCTACCAATCCCTCGGCACACCCATTGCGGCCGGTGCTCGATAAGCCCTTAATATTTTGTCTACCTCTTGATCCCCTGTTAAGCTAGCTCCACCCCCGGGACTTGCCGATAATTTATAGCTATGCTTATCTGTCGTTTGAGATATCAGTCGGGACTTATCCATGGTGTCCAGCACTGTCTTACCCCCGGCTATCGCCTCTGCATCTTTCAGGACAAGTCTTTTTAGCGCCCTGAGAATGGGCTGGGGAACCGAGTCATCCGGTTCCAAGTATCCGAATTCCCCCTCGATGTATTGGTTTTTCTCGCCTCTCAGAAATCTTCGCTTTGAAACCTGCCCCAGGATCGGCGTCACCGGATCGGTAAATATATTTCTTCGATAATTTTGTTTAAGCACTATCTTTGGATTTTGGCGGTCATCATTTGGCGGAGTCCTGCCATTATAGACCGCGTATTCATCAGCTGGAAGATCGGCAGTGGAGTCGTTAATTCTTAAGTGAGTTATCGTGATAATCGGAATTCCAAGGTGTAACATTTCGGAATCGTTTCCGTCCACATAGAAGGATAAGGCCTTTTTTTCAAAATAATTTCCCGTTACCCGTTCAATCCAGGATTGCCAGTATTCGATTAGTTCTTTTAATTTAGCGTCCTCTGGGGGCACTTTCTTAAAGTTCTCCTGAAACCTGAAGTCCGAGATAGTAATCAATAATGCCATTAGGAACCTTCCCCTACACCACTTTTAAAATCCTATCTGCCGGATCGCCAGGCGTAGACCCTTACCGGATCGGTATCCACACTTGATTTGATCCATATCTTCGACATTCGCAGATCGAGGAGTTCAAGTGGAGTGTCCGTGCTGAGCATCTTCCCGTCCGTTGCGGTCTTATCGAAGGATATTGTCAGGGTCCCATTGCCGTCGTGTATTATTCTCATGTGCTCGGCCTCAAAGCCGAACTCGATTGGATCCCCGTAAGAAGTCGGTGCTGCATAATCCTCGAAATGTATTCTCTTAGACATCTTTGCTCCTAAATACCTGCCGGCCTACCCGGAGCAGATCCACCCGGGTAATCCGGGGAGTTTTAGAATAATAAACTATCTCAGATACCAAGATCCCGTCAGCCTGACACTCCATTCGCTCCCCCACTATCATACCGTTTTTACGGTCCTCTATTCTATCGGCGCTGAATTCAACCTGTCTGAAGCCTTTTGGAATCGGGAGGGTATGGAGTATGCGATTATTTAGAATCGCAAGCCCCGTGATAGTTTCCTGAAAGGAGGGGTCCCCGGCTAATCTAAGCCATTCTGCTCTCTCCCCCACATCCTGAAGGTCAAAATTGAGGGTCTGCCCGTTGTTAACATGAACCTTGAGCGTATCATACTCCGCAATGCTTAGCCTCTTCTTCGAAAAAGTGTATCAGGCTGCTTCGGTTTTTACCGTCCGCTTCTATAAGTGCTAACCTCATAATAAAATCAGCATATTCCTCGGCCATCATGCCAGACTTTCGGGTTAGAACTTCATCGCGCACCGCAGCCACGCTCAGTTCAAGCAATTTATCATCTACCCCTGACCCCCCCGCTACTGGCTCTCCCGTTCCCCCGGTTTGAGAGGCATCCTTGGCATCAGCGGTATGAATTTCAAGATTCATTCCCCCGCCCTTGAGATGCTCATATTCACTCTGCGTTATTTCCACCAGTGAGCCGGGACGAAAGTGTAAAGCACCCGCCCTGGTCCGGACCGTATCGGGCGGAAAGTCATCAACGGTGATGGGGGCAGGACTCTTAAGTATGACCTTCATAAGATTGTTATGTTTCACCTCCCCCCCTCTCATCCTAAAATAATGGGGGGTTTCCGAAACACCCTTTCCCTCCAGATTTCCTAACCCAACTGCTAAATAACCGTGCTGGCTCCAGCACTACCCTTTAGCTTGTGGTCTTTTTATCGCTCCAAGCTGAATCCGGGAAAAACCCTATTCGAGACCTAGGGCCTCTTTAATTGAATCCAGCAGCCCGCTTTTCTTCCTCGGGATTTCATCAAGGGCGAGATTGTCCGCAACCTCTTTCAACTCATTATAGTTCATTGATTCAAGGTCCTCGGCGGTAACATCCCCCGTCGAAAATTTCTGCTTCCCGTCCTCAATAGTCACCTGAACCATCCCGTCAGTTTGTAAATCTTTGATGTCTCGAGGATTGGTAACTGGCTGCGGGATCCCGTGCTTGAAGATATAGGTCTTATAGTGATAGGTCGCGGCTTCCTTTAGAACCACTGTTGCTTTCATATAGCTTACTCCTATTCGTAGTTTTTTAGATTCTGCGTCTTTAGCCAGATGCTCGACTCTTCAGAATGCTACAATAAGCCGATATTCGTTACCTTGACGACTGCGTCGAGGTTCTCAATATCCACCGCCACTTTGATCGTAATCGCATACTGATTAACACCCTTGAAGATGTCCCTGTCCTTCTCGATCCGCACATCCCTTCCCAGACCTACAATAAGATTCCGGAAATGGGTTAAGAGCATCTGGGAATAAGGGCTATAGGTCACCTTCACGGTAGCACCGGAACCAATGGCTCCCCCAGTAAGCCTAGTGATCGTCCCGTTGGTTAGATCCTGGCTAGTAGTGGTATTGGAACCGCCTCGATCCCGAACGGAGTCAGGTTCTTGGTGGTAGACAGGGCTACATCACCAGCGCCGGTTGCCCGGGTCGAGATCTTTTCCCGGTAGTTCTGTTCCAAGTCGGGTGCGATAAGGAATCTTAACTGATTCCGGTTCCGCTTGAACTTCTCCGGCATAGCCTTGATCGCGTTCGAGAAGATTTTGGACTCGATGTTGACTCCGGCCGCATTGACTACATGCGCCCCCACCCGGAGGGGAGTAGTAGTCCCATCGCATATCCTGAGCCATCCGTTCATGAGCGCCAGGTAGCTATCCCTGATATACTGAGTCGTTGATCCACCATCTACGATATTCCCCTCCAGTACGGCTGGTCCGAGAATATCACCTATGATATAGAGCTCTTCCAGATCGTTTGCTAACTGGGTAGCAAACATTTTGATGATATGAGTCTCTACATCATCGCCCTCAATATTAACATCCTTGAAGATATCGCTGATCTCCACTGGGACCATAACTTCTTCAGGAGTTAACCTTACCCTGGATGTGACAATACCCCGGCGGATTCCCGGGTCGGTAGCCTCAGCCTTCGGCACCGCTGCTCTCGCCCCAACTCCGATTTTGTCGATATCGTAGCTCTCGGGCTTGAACCTTACAATCCTCGCTGCGTCCTTGAGTTTCGTCTCGTCGATGACATAGTCCAGGAACTTGTCGGCCTGCTGCGGATTGAGCTTTCCCTGAGTAGCCAGGGCAGACGCGACAATTATTCCCTTTTCAACAAGTTCTTGATTAGTCATCTTAGTCATCCCTCCTTTCTAAAAGTAAATGTTATGAGATGCCCAGGACATTACTCCACATACCTTCCTTCGTCCCGCCACCTTCCGTCCCATCGGCTTTTTGTCCCTTTTGAGTTCCCTCGAGTTGCTCCATGGCCTCTACGCGACCTTTCAACTCGGCCACTACCTCTAATAGAGTGGGATCTTCCTTACCTTTGTCGCCAGCACCGTCGCCTCCTTCGGCTTTCTTAACCGGGACCTCTTCCTTCGGAGTCTCCTCTCCGCCCTTTTCATCGGCCTTCTTAGCTGGTGCCTCCTCTCCCTCACTCTTCTTATCCAGTTCGTCAAGAAGCTTTTGAAGCGTAATGACAACCCCTCTCAGAGTCTTGAGACGTTCCCGGGAAATCGGACTGCCGATCTTCTCAACATCTTGGGCACCATCGCCTTCGCTGGCGCCCTTTCCAGATTCACTGTCACCAGAACCATCGCCTCCATCCTTTACCGTAGTCTTCTGGGATCCGGGGGCTTTCGGATAGCCATATCCATAAGGATACTTTGCGAGTAACTTGGTAAGCAAAGCAATTAGCTTCTTAATCATTGTCTCCGTAGCAGCGGGAAGCTTAACCTGCTTCTCCTTTCCACCAGCATCTCCTCCAGTGTCCGCCGCCCCACCAGCACCGTCGCCTACTCCATCTTCGCCTTCGTCTTTCACACTTTCCTGGAGCGACTTCAACTCATCTAGCGAAATATCCAGATCCTCAGCAAGAGCAACTTGAGCTTCCTCCTCACTGAGTTCTAGAGTGACAACGTCCCCAGTCGGGTCATCCTTGACTATCTGCACTTCCTTGCCCTCTTCGTTAATAACTTTTTCTCTTTTCATCTCTATCCCTCCTTTCTCGGATAAATTTTTAATTACAAGAAAATCCTTCTGATTCGCTGGTCTGTCTACTAGACTCACTTCCCTGGCCGTTAAGCCGACAAGCCGCTTTTTTTTCTTATCATCGTCTATCGAACTTCCAGGCCTCGGAACATCGGGTGAAGCCACTATCTCTCCCTCCGTGCACGCGCGTGCAGAGATTCAAGGCACTACACACACACTAAAAATTCCCTCCCCAACTAAAAAAGGGCTTGGGTATTCAAACCCAAGCCCTTTGATTTAGCTGGATTCCCAGATCAAAGCCCCCCGTGTGATCAATTCACGGGGCAGGGAAATATTAAATAAATCTATTTATGAAAAAAGCCAAAGCTACTTAGCCGATAGTCCTTGCTATTGCGATTCCCGCTATGGAATATCCCTTAATTTTCTTATCCTTTACCTGCTGCCAGATATGGTCGTCATTTACCTTGCTGAGCATAAGCCAGGAACCCTTCTTTACCCTCGTCCCCTCGATTACCATATCTATGGGTGCGACATAACACTCATATAATTGGAGATCCGGTTCAAAGAAGGTGTGCATATATCCAAGTTTGGTCTTTTGATTGTAGTTCGCAAGGAAGTCATGTGCGGTTTTCTCAATAACTGGTGCACTGACAATTTCATCTTGGGCATCGAAAGTTTCTGGCTCTAATACTACTCCGAGGACAGTTCTCTTCTCCTCATCGACCTTGAGTATCTTGACGATACTTTTTCCCTCTTCGTCCATCTCTTGTTTGCCCGGCCTGGAGAACAGCCACATTCTCTGCTCACGCCCAGGAAGTGGAGCGAAGGCCATAATATGTCTGCCCTTAAGTACACCATCGTCAAACTTAAACTCCTTATAGTGCGGTTCCTGAGTGCCTGCTTCCCAGTCGAACAAATCCCTTATCGTAAACCTTGCCCAAGCCTTTGCTGTCGAACCGACCGAGCCGGGCGGAAAGCTTTGAGGTTTTTTGAGTCCGACCTTTAACCATATCAAGGGACCTCTAATCGTTTCGACTCTTCCCGTCCCCTTTCGGGGGCGTTTGAAGTCCATTAATATTCTAACCTTAGCATCCTTTTCTAATAAAGTAAACTTATTTATTTGGAACTGATTTCCCGGAGTAAATCCCTCACCGCCTTCCCAGTATGGCGCCCCTTTCGGATGTAATCTAATGTCAGTGTGAATAGCAACCGGTTCAACCAGTGCAATGAGTTTTCTTTGGGATACTGACAGTTCGTCTTTATCAATTTTATTGATCGCCTTACCCAGGTTAGAAGAGTCACCTTCCGATGCTTTCTTAACAAGCCCTTCCCAACCAATATCCTGGATCTCATAGAGTCTCCCAAATTGGCTATCGCTTATTTCGACCGGATCCCAGCCGAATGAAAAGTCGGGGCCGAGTAGTTTAACCTGGTCTTCCGTTAGGCCGAGTTCATGGGTCTGGAGTATCCCATCTCCCTTATCACCCTTCTTGATCGTGATCTTCGCCTCGGGCTTTTGGGCTTTCTCTGTTTCCTCGGCCTTGCCCCCGCCAGCCTTCTCTAACTTGTAATTGGATATAAGGAGCTCCGTCCTTATCTTATTCCCATACCAAGAAAAACGCTGGCTTCCCTTAAAAACCTTAATTTCTTTTATATGATATTTAGAAAATATTTTTCTTACTTCCTTAGCATCGTCGATCGTAAGTAGCCATTTTCCCTTGATTTGTTTAACGATTTTAAATAGTCTCTCGAAATCAAAGCCTTTCCATTTTTTCCATCCCCCGCTTTCAGTATGTCCTATAAAAGGCGGATCGATATGGAAAAATGTTTCAGGACCATCGAATCTTTTTATAGCAATCGCATAGTCACAGGTAAGAAGCTTAACCTTAGCAAGCCTTCCCTTTGCTCCAAACCAAGGCTCTATTCGGCCAAAATCAAGCCGACTCCCTTCTTTATTTCGTGCAAACGCAGAGCCATCGTAATTAAACGAACATCTTCGGACATACATCAGTCGGTAGAATTCCCGGAGCTTATCTTTAAATTTTGACTTCTTAAGCTGAAGCCATTTCGATTCCGCACGCGTCCAATCCATTTTCCTTAACTTTTCTATTTCTTCCTTAGTGAAGGACTTGGCGGCCTTAAACATGAACATTACTTCCGAATCTAAGTCGCTAAGAACCTCAATTTCGGACGGCTCTTTTTTCATCAGCACTCGACCGCCGCCAGCAAAGGGCTCTACGTAGGTTTTATGCTCTGGAATGTATTTTACAACTTCGTTAGCAAGCCCCTCCCGGGACCCGGGCTGCGGTCTGAGGGCATCCCGTTTCTCTTCATCCAAGCAGTCAACAAGCTCCTCGATAAACTTCCGGACCGATATTCTTGAAGCCCTGAGCTTATCACGCACCGCCGGGGATGCCTGGAGAATGTTGGCCTTATCCGCCCTGACGATAATCTCACTAACCGTGTCGGGCTTCTTTCTCCCCGGCTCTATATTTTGCGGAATCGGGATCACGATAGCAATCGTCCAGATTTCACGCTCCTCGTCCCAATCAGGTATAACCTCCTGAACTGAGATCGTAATAATATCGCCAGCTTTGGTATCCAGCTTGGTGTTCATGGTTTTGCCGAGATCTACGGGATTGCCATCCCCCCCAAGAGCGGATATATCATAAGTCCATATATCCTCATCTTTAACCGGAGTTCGACCCATCACCTGAACTTTGATTTCGAGTGTATTTTTGACTTTTGCTACGCTCGGCGTCATACCCGTAAGTGGATAGTCTCCATTTACCGCCTTGGGCACCGCTCCTTCCGATCCAGGTAACTTCGATACCCGGGCCACCGCGGCCAAGAAACTTTTCTTATCGGATGTAATATTCTTCTTGACTAATTTAAGAAATCGAAAATCATGCTTGCCAAATAGCTTCTCCAAGCTTTCCCGCCTCTCCTCCCAGGGCTTGGTATGTAGATCCTCTCCTTCGTAGTAAAGGATATCAAAGACATTCGCCACAAGCATTGCATCCAGCCCATCCTTGATTTTAAATTTACCACTCTCCGGGATTATTACCTTACCGCCGAATCCAAGATTAACTCTATCGACTGGCCTACCATCGGAATAGACCGCACCGAGATCCATGTCTAATATTACTGGCTCCCCGATAACTTCAAGATCGCTAACCAAACTCATAAACTGCTTTGAGCGGTCAGTCTTGGTATCATCAAAATATATATAGGTCTTGCCCTTCTCGTCAATTTGCGCGATCGTGCGCCAGCCACCAAATTTTCTTTCCACCTCAATATCGATCCCTTCGTCCATCAGGGGCTTGGCCCACTTCTCCCACAACTCCTCCGGGGCAAAGAACTCCAATTGCGTATATCCCCTCCCGGTCTTTAAGGGCTTGAAGTGGGTTAGAGGCTTCAATTCTCTTTTCTCTACATCAACTCGATTTATTTCAAAATCAGAACGAAGCTGACAGACTTTGTCCATCAGGGGTATGCTATCATCGTGAGGGCCAGCCGAATGATAGATGAAATGCAGTCGCTTCCTTATCTCAGGATCGAAAAAGAGATTTCTCAGGGCTACCTCCAGCCCATCATCCGGTATTTCCTCCCTGATAATTATATCGAGATCGTCCGGGTTTGGTTTTTTAACCGACCCCCCTCCGAGGCTGACATATCCGGGAGTTACCGTAAAAGAATCAAGATAATTAAAAAAAGGAATGTCGCCCCGTAGTTCTTTATCAAATACAATAACCCCACAATTAGTCATTGGAATCCGTTGAAAGTGTGTTGCAACTTCTAAATCCCCTACGAAAGACCGTAAATTCTCTATGCTGAGAAATTCCCAGAGGTGCGTAACATCCTCCCGCTTACCAAGCGGAACTAAATGAATCGCCCTCTTCCGTGCTACTCTTAGAGACTCGGTAATCGCCTTAATAGGATCTTCGAGATGTTCAAGCAGGTGCATTGAGAAAACTGTGTCAAACATCCCGTCTCTGAATTCGAGATACTGGGCATCCATCCTCCGGGCCTCGAGCTCGGCAGCCTTGCACATCTCTATCGCCTTACTTGCGGCATCAACCCCGATAATGCTCATTCCGGAAACTTCAAATACCTTGAGTGCCCTGCCGCATCCACAACCTATTTCGAGTAAGCTTTCCCCCGCCAGGTACTTATTGACCTCTGCAAGATCAGCGATAAAATTTGTGTCTATGCTCAGGAGCCCCTTGAAGTACTCATCGTTATAGATTGCATCAATTCCCTTCGGGACGGACTTTGCCACCCCTTTGGTTTTCTTATCCTCCAGCGGGGTCTTATGCTCCATTCCCCTCCTTATCACTTCGGATACTATTAATTCATGAGCCGCCTCGATATCACTCCTCGATACTTTGTTTCTCGGTTCAACATCCTTGACAAATATCTGGGCCTGCGGGACCCTATCGTAATCTTTCGGGGTTGGGAATCTCTCGAACTTTTTAACGGCGTAGGCATAAAGAGTTTTATAGTCTGGCCACCATTCGGACCTCTCCTTCTCGGATATCAGGTGAAGCTTCGATAGTTTCTTGAACTCCTCTAAGTTAATACTGTAAGGGGCTCCCATCTCTATAACTCCGTAAACTTTATCCTGAACAAGGTAGTATTTCTTGCCTTCAACATTAAATTTTTTAGATTTGATAATAAGTCTCTTCTTACCCTCCCATATCCTCTGCGCATGGGGCGCCACTAAATAAAGTCCATCCCGCTTTTCGTGCGGCTTTACCTTTGACCATAGCTGATGAGTCCGCCGATGGAGGCTTAGTAGCTCCCGGTCGCTTGCCTTGCGAAGGCTCGCTACATCAATTTCCTCGATCTCCATTTTGAGCACATCTTCGCTGTGGAGCAGTAAAGCCCAGCGTCGCCTTCTCCAGTCCTCGACTAAGGCACTTTCGAAGCGTCTCTGCGCTGGGTGCTTTCTTCCCCCGTTTAAAGCATCTGCTGTAATTGGACTCATAATCTATTCTTATCGCGTAGCCGGCCCGGGTATAATTACCGTCCGGCACCTAAAATGATAAGGTGGCAAGGCCATACCCGCTTTTGCCATTTTTGTAGTTTGCGCAGGAGTGGCTGCAACTCCCGACTTGATCCCGAATAACTTCTCAGCCTCCTTGCCTTTTACCCACCCCGCTATTCCCTTCAACTGCGTAGGGTTCTCGGCGCCTATAATCCGGTCCCGGAGATCGGCTCCCTGGTCAACGGTAAAGACCTTTCCATTCATCCGTCGACAAATATCTGAAGTCCTTCGGTCAATTATCGCGGCTATTTCAAAGGTCTCAAAACCCGCTTCCTGGTAGTTGGTAATCGTTCCGAAGTTGCTTGCCCGGTTTGCAATATTTCCCGATAACGCTTCAAAGTATGCCTGGTCTGTTCCCCGCCATCCGGGAGGCATTGGAACCGCTGGCATCTTGCCTCGCAGCATATTGTCCTGCAAGCTCTTTCGTAGATCCTTCGCCGCCTCAACGCGCCCCAGCCCCTTCTCAATCATGCTGTGACGGGTCATATCGTTAAGCCGTTCCCGGAGCACCGTATCGTAATGATCTCCCACCCACCACATACTCTCCTTGGTCATGTGAGCCCGAGCCGCATCGTCTATCAGGTCGAAGTCTATCGCAACCTGCTTCTTGATCGGCTTCACTGGTAGCCGCCTGCTCTGGTTATACATCGCCGGAGCAAACCTATTAATGGTGGGCTCAGCATCTTTCGGAAACTTCGAGTACTCTTTTTTAAAGGCGTCTAAAAATTTCCTAACATCCTTGTCCGTATAGGGCTTATCGGGTTTTAGGTTAAGGGTAGCCAGTCCACGATTAATCGCCACCTGGACCCTCTTTTTGAATTTTGAAACAAGAGACTCGGCCAGACTTACTTCCAGCCGCCGGATCGAGGGCTCCTGAGACAAGCCCTCCATCATAACCTCAACCATAAGCAGGTCGATCTCGCGGACAGCCTTGGCCTTCATTGTCTCTAACTTTTCAGCTGGTAGCCCCATCTCCATCGTCCCCCGGGTTGCATCCAGAACATTCCTCGTTTATCAGTTCAGCTATTTCCTGCACTGTTGCCTGATGCTCTTCCATTACTCGGCTAAACTTTCTTTCCATACATTTTTGAGCCCCGTTTATTTTTACGGACTTTATTGTGACACCGGCCCTATTCAACAATTCCCTTACCTGCTTAATCACCACTTCTCCTCAATCTTTCTTTAATTAGGGTTTTCAGGGAAGTCAGGGCTCTTGTATTGTCTATAAGCGCGTTTAAAACCGAATCTTCCCGGGCCACCATTATCTTCATAAGCGAACGGTGATCCCAGAGCCATAGAACTATAATAATTCCAGGCAGCCCATAGATTTCAGCAATCGGCTTTAATATCTCTACCATCTTATTCGCCTTCTATCTTCCCGCCATATTCCGAATACGATGTTAGAATCTTACGAACCGCTAAGAGTCCCATTATGAATTCCTGCACATCACTATAATCTACATCCGACTTTATTGGTGCTACCGTGCCCAAATTAATCGGCGAACGCTTCTTCGCCGCCTCTGCCACTTGGATAGTGAAAGGTATTTTTGGATCTATTGCTGTAACCTTTCCCATGTCTTTTCCAAATATCTCGGATATAATATCACGGGCTATCTGGGGGTTAATCCCCCCTGCTCGCTCAGCTGCGGTAAGGAGCCGGATTAACTCCTCATTATTCGTGATAATCGGGCTGTTGGACTTGAACACATAATAGCGTGCACTAAGCTTAGGGAGTATCTGCCGATTGATCACGAAATCGATCTCATCCCGCTCCGGGGCGAAGATTTGTTCATCGGCGAGCTTCCTCGATGTATCAGCCGTAGCACGATTATACTCATCTGCGCCGCCCAAAAATATTGGCGGCAATCGGAACGACCGCCGGACCTTTTCGCAATTGTTCTTATCATAGGTTTGGAAGAAAGCATCATGCATCTGCGATCCGGTAAGTTCCTTAACCTCGATCTTGACCTTTCCATCCCCCGCGTCGCCCTCCTCAACCGGCATTGCTTCCAATAATAAAAATTTGCTGTAATTATCTGAACCTTTAATCTGGGTCTCAACAAATTCCTTCATTCTTTTAATCGTCCCGGAAGTAAGCTGGCCGTTAGACACCGCGACTATCATTGAGGGAATATTATTGTTCCGCAGTGTAGTGTAGTTTATTTCCTCCGATGCCCGACTCCCATAGATGGAAAAAAGGTTTCCTATATAGCGTGGGATTCCGTAAGGTGAGCGAGGTGAATAGATTTTGAAATGAATCACGGAATTTGCCCGGTCTTCGACTTTAAGCCTTGCCCCATCTTTCGCAAACTCTCCCGTCTTATAATTAAGATCCCGGGGATCGTTCAGGGACTTAAACCATACCGTGCTGCCCCCCCTGATCTGGCAGAATTTTCTAAACTTTCTCTGCACCTTGACTTCTTCGTATTTCCAAGTCCCGTCATCCTTCTTAATCAGCCTTTTCTCCTCCACATCAACAAACTCTTTGTCAAGAGTCGATAGTCTCATAGTGTGAGCTTCGATATGATTGATCCCGCTAAGACTATTTTTCTTAAGGGGCGGTTCGATAATTTCCCAGTATCCGTTCCCGGTTGCTTCCATGTCCTTCCGGGTTTTTCTTCTTAACTGCGTGAACGATTCCTCAACTCCGGAACATGTATTAAAAAAATTAAAGAGTTCTACATGCTCCTTCTCCATCTCTTTTTTCTGAGCTTCCTTAATCTCTGTTGAGTCCACAATGGGGACAAAGCGATGTCCGAACCCCTCGATGTTGACCTCCATCGCTTCGATACACTGGCCGAGTTCGCTGCTGTTCTCCGGCAGTTGAGCCAGAATTAACGGTTCAAAGGGAGGGGAAATCGCTTTCCCATCCTTATACATCGTAGTCCAGTCTTCGGAATCGTCAATCTGCCGAGTCTTCCCGGACATCTCTGCACGGACATCTTCCCTAATTCCGACCACTATCGCCTTCACAATGTTTTGCTTAGTGGGGCTGTCCGGGCCCTTACCGTCTTCCATCATTACATCTTTTTTTCCTTTACTCATATCAACCCCGGTTCTTCCTCTCTTAATGCTCTGCTTCTTTTACCAAAACCTAATCGGACGCCCATTTCAACAGCATCGAACATATCGTCCTCTTCTTCCTTATCGCCGGTGATGTCTATCAGGTGATCTTCCAAATCCGAGGATCCTTGCTTATGCCATATCCTCCCCTCCTCATATTTACCGGCAAGCTGAAAGGCCCTGCTTTTTTTCTTAACTGTATTATAGATCGGAACAATTGTATAGGGACTTGTCCTGTGATCGGCCCGGAGTTCTTGGTAAAGTGCACCCTGATATGCGTTAGCCTCCACCCCCAGTCTCTCCGGATTCCATTCGATTAAATCCCGGATCATCTCTTCTTTTTGCTGAGGGAAAGTCATTCGCTTTTTATAGCATTTTAGCACATAAGCCTCCGCGGGTGATACACTGTGATCAATCCCGATAGTTGCGCTCGCAAAATAGTCCGCAGAGGTCTTTAGACTGATTGCGGGATCAACCGCTTGGAATATTCTGAGGTTGTCGGGCAAGATATCCCATTCCCGAAACCAATCCGGCTGGAAGATTGCAGCTTCCATCGCCCGGGTGTCGCACTGATATTGCGAATTAAAAATAACGGTTGAAGTTTTTGCTTTCTTCCGCAAAAAGTATTCAACTGGGAACCGCTCTGGCCAAGGCGTCCCACCTTTTTTATCCAGGGAAGGGATTATTTGAGTAAATTCCTTTAATTCTCTTTTCTTCAGGTGATTATAAAAATCTTTATGATGATAAGGGGTTCCGTTAAGGTGTAACTGGGTGTCTTCTCCGGGAAGGAGGCATGGTTCAAGTTCCTTATAATACCAGGTATATACCTTGTCCCGCTGAAGTTGCGTCTTTGAGTTCTCCTCCGCTACTATATCATCAAGATATGCCTGATTAAAATGTCTCGATACGATAGCCCCCTCCACTCCGATAGTCGAGACATTACTTTCCATCTCTGTGCTGGTCCGTCCCCTCATGTTTATCTCAGAAGTCTCCCACTTATCCCCTATCCTGTTGCCGAATACGGCGACGAACTGAGGGGACATGAAATGCTGCTTAATCGACCGGAGAAAACCTTCGGCTTGTTTTTGAGTCTTGCTCCCGATAAGAATCCGAATATTCGGATCGATTAGGAGTTCCATGATTATCTTTGCGATGGTTAGTATGTGGCTCTTACCGGCTCCGCGGAAACTTAACTGGAGGGAGAAGGGATTTTCTTCTTGGAATTTGATCATGGCCAGGTGAAACGGCTTGATGGTATAACCCAGCACATACTCGCATAGAACATCAAGCCTTCTCTCCAGGAGCACCCGTTGACGAATGACTTGGTTCCGGACTCTGCGATGTTTAATCAGCGAGTCTATCGCCTCAGAGCGATCCAGGTGGACGGGATCTGCAAGGAG